TATATTATAATGAGTGGAAAATAATTTTACGGAGGCTATAATGGGTACTTCCTTCTATATCATCTCTCTGCGAGTTCGGTTCAAATCCGACTAGTGGTGTAATGGTAGCACAGCAGGTTTAACACTCAGCGCCCTTAATTACCTCTATATTTTTAACCAAGGAGAAATCTCTAATGATTCGCAATTCAATTTTTATTGAACGTAAGAATAAGGTTATTGTTCCATCTACTAAGCGTTATGATACTAATAGTTTGGAACTATTAACTCATGCACGTAAAGTGTCAACCGCTATTAAAAATCTAGAAAGTTTGGGTTATTTGCCATCACCTGAACTAAGTGATCGCTTGATGGATATTACTACCAGTGAACTTACACGTTGGTTTAATGGTACACTTAAAACACTTAAGAAAATGGTCGGCGCTCACGTTGAATATAAACCAATGTATCCTAACTTTCCTACACAAGTTATGGAAGCAGATGAATCCGAACTATATATTAATGCAATAATGCATTATCTTGGTACTGCTTTTGGAATGAATATTCTTCCTAAGTATGAAAAAGAACCTCGTGAAAAGTTCAATGATAAAGGTGTTAAATTTAAGATCCTTGATCTTGGCACCGAAGAAGAATTTAATAAGATATTTGAAAATCTAATGAAATCAAAGACATCGATTTCAGCAACAGATAAAGATCATCTTAAGTGGTATCTTGAAAATACAGAAGATGCGAGCCTTCCTGAAAAATTCAATCATAAAGAAATTCAAGCTTTTGTTATTAATGTAATGATTGAAGCAAAGAAGCTTAAAAAGATTTCTGGTTATTTTAGAACTGCAACTGATGTTCTTCGTTTGGCTGTTACTATGTCAGATGGTGATGAAAGTCTTGCTGAAAAAACAAAATTCAGAAATTTCAAACGTAAAGAACGTAAGCTATTACTTACATTGTTAAATGATTGTGGTAATATCGAAGAAGATATGCTCCGCTATCGTATGGAATGGATTCGTTTAGGTGAAAAACTTCACCCAGGTGAATACAAAAAGCTTCATAAAATGCGTACAGCTTTTGATAAGATTCGTAATAACAAACCAATTGAAACATTTGCTGGCCGCCTTGAAAAATTACTTGAAGGTAAAAGTAAGAATATTGACGAAATTGTTGATATGCTTTCTTATCGCGCAGGTGAATTTGCACGTCGATTGGATCACGTTATTCGTCTTGGATCGACCTTAAAGAAGCGTAAAGAAATTGTTGAACGTTTTGCTTATGTTGCAAAAGATGTTTCAACTCCTATTCTTCTTCAATTAATTTCTCATTACAAACATCGTAATGATGATAAAGATTTGCGAGTAATTTTCCCTAAGGGAATGATTGCGAAAGCCAAAGCGTTGCCTAATGATCTTCCTAATATTCAGGAAGAAGTATGTGAAGAAATTGTATATGCATGTGAAAGTGCATTATATAATCGCTTCAATGAATTGGATGAAATTGGACGAGTATATATTGATCAAAAATTGAAAAATGTATTAGTTCCATTCTCGCAACGTTCTGCAAGCAAGGCCATGAAAACATTGGTACGAGGTTCCAAGTTTGATATTATCGATGGTTCTACTATCCGTTTCTTTATCTGGTGGAAAAACCTAGATGATGGTAGTACTGGATGGAGAAGCAGTGTAGATATTGACTTATCAGCAATAATGTATGATAAGGATTGGAATTATTTGGAACATATCTCTTATACTAATCTACGTTCTTCCAAATATAAAGCTTGCCATAGTGGTGATATTACCGATGCACCTAATGGTGCTGCTGAATTTATTGATATTGATATTGATTCAGTAGTTAAGTATGGTGGCCGATATGTTATGATGAATGTTTTATCATATTCAAATCAACCGTTCATTAATCTACCTGAATGTTTTGCAGGTTGGATGGTTCGATCTGAGCCACAATCTGGTGAGATTTTCGAACCAAAGACTGTAGAAAATAAGGTTGATCTAACAGCAGATACCAAAATCGGTGTTCCATTAGTATTGGATTTGGTTGAACGAAAAGTTATTTGGGCTGACTTGGCATTGAAAAATCATCCTCGTTGGCAGAATAATATCGAAAGTAATGGACAGAGTATCGCTCTTATGGGTAAGTCGATGGTAGAAATGGTTAAGCCAAATCTATATGATCTGTTTGAATTACACTTCGAGGCTCGTGGAGAAGAATTGGTTGATACGCCTGAAGAGGCTGATACCATATTCGCAATGGAAACTGGCATAACACCGTTTGATATTGAAACCATTATGGGTGAATACCTATGAAGCGAGTCTTTGTATTAGAAGATGATCCCAATCGTATTTCTTGGTTTGTAGATCAATTCAAGAAATACGATTATAAGTACGACATCACACAAGATGTCAAGCTGGCCAAACATCTCTTGACCACTGAGAAATTTGATATGATTTTTCTAGATCATGATCTCGGTGGTCAACAGATGGTTGACAGTGATGATCCAAATACTGGATATCAAGTTGCAAAAGTTATTCCTAATAGTATTAATCATGAAACCCATATTATAATCCATTCTTATAATCCAACAGGATCTGCAAAAATGGAAGAATTATTAAGAGTAGCGCGATGTAATGTTTTTGCAATTCCTTTTGGAATGTTTGATATTAATGGAAATCTCTAATGAATATTGATAGTATTGTATCTGATATTGATAGAATGGCAAGAGTTGCAGATGGTCTTGAAAAAACTAAAACACTTATTGGAACTTTTGAAGAAGCTGAAAGATATAGAAATCTAAAAAATGATCTCATATCATTTTCAGCTTTGATGAGAGAAAAATATACAATTATTTCAAAACCTGAAATAGTATCACAAACACCTAAACTAGATAAAGTTCCTGAACAATGTGAACTTTGTAATAAAAAATCATTACTTGTAACAACACAGATTGGCGATGAATCTATTTATATATGTGTAGAATGTAGAGGTAACATGTATGGAAATTGGACATGAAATTAAATTTATTGATTATCTAGATATTCTACAACCAGAAAGAAAATTATCTTCTAAGGATCATCAACGCTGTATAGATGCGTTTAAAGAGATGAGTAGGATAATAAAAGAACATAGTATTAAGATTGTAACAGCAGAGAGTCCTTATGAATTGTCTATTAGATCTAGACGGTGTACTGGTTGATTTTAATTCCAAAGTATTTGAGCTCCTCGATCGACCAAACGATGTATTTATTAAAAATCCAGAATTTCGTGGACAATATTGGGTTGATGATATTCTTGGATTAACTGGTCAAGAATTTTGGAATGTGGTTAATTCTCAAGGTTCTTTTAATTTTTGGCGAAATCTTCCAAAAACTGAAGAATTTGATCAAATAGTTAATGCAGTTATTGATGTATTTGGTATTGAAAATATTTGTATCCTAACTAAACCATGCTTAGATTCAGATTCTCATAAAGGGAAATATGAATGGATCTGTGAACATCTTCCAATGTTCAAAGATCAATATCTTATGGGACGACCGAAGAAATTCTGTGCTCATTCAAATGCTATTCTTGTCGATGATATGGATTATAATGTTGACGAATTTATAGAAAACGGTGGATATGGAGTAATTGTTCCTAGATATTGGAATAGAAGACATGAACTTTATCATGTTATTAAGAAAGAAGAAAATTGGGCATATGATTTACTTCTTAAAGAATTAACAATAATTAAAAATATGAGAGAATTAAATGAAGCGGAGATATGGACACGTAAGTAACAGCTCTAGTAGCTCGTTTATGATTGGTATTGGTGTATTGAAAAATCGTAAGAAATTTGAAAAATATACTAAGGAACGAAATATAACTTTTAATGAAGGTGAAGGTGGAAATTATTGGGATGGTGATCTCATGCTTCTTACTGTTAACCAAATAAGAGAAATGGATAGTTGGTGTCAACCAGCTAAAATTACTCAATGGGGTAAAAAAGAACGAATTGAAGTAGAAGCACCTGTTAATTCTTCTCCCTCTGTATCTATAACTACTGAAAAATTAGAAGATTGGGATACAATCGTAGTCATGATTATTGGTAATGATGAAGGTGATGGTGCTTTTGTTAATTATGATTATGAAGATGATTATTATCCAGATTATGATCAGGTTGATTATGATTGGTTTGATAGTAAGCAACAATCTATGTTTGATACATTTTGTGAAGAAGCTGGTATTGAACGAGCTGAAACTTATTTAGGTGCAGATCGTAATGGATAAGCTTCCTAGTTCATTTAGGAAAAGAGAAACGCGTTCTTTTAAACAGAGCGCGTCTTCTCTATTTAAAAAAGAACGAAATAACATTAATATACATAGAGTATTTATGTTAATTATTATTGTAACTATCATTTTTACAATAATTTCAATTTTGATTGGATTAACTGGTAGAACTTATATGTTAGATGGACATCAATATAAGCGTTTAACACCTTATAACCATGTTCATGATCCAGATTGTCCTTGCTTCTATGGGGAATAACATTGAGCGAATTTAAAGTAACAAAAAAAGATTTTGAAGTGACTTGGTTTTCTGGTAAAGGCGCTGGTGGTCAACATCGTAATAAACATATGAATTGCTGTCGTCTTAAACATAAAGTAACAGGAATTATTAAAACAGGTCAATCAAATAGGGATCGTCAATCTAATCAAGCTGAAGCATTAAATGCTATGGCCGAAGATAAAAGATTTAAAGCTTATTGTCAGTTACAACTTTCTGAATTAGAATTAAAAGAGAAAACTGGTAAAACGATCCATGACTTGGTTAATGAGGCTATGAAGCCTGAAAATCTCAAAATTGAGATTCAACAAAATGGAAAATGGATCGATGAAAATTCAGATAATATCTGATGTCCATACTGAATTTGGATATGCAATTGACTGGTCAAAATATATTAAACCTGCAGCCGATATTCTTGTACTAGCTGGAGACGTTTGTTATTTAAAGAATTATTTTGATAGTAGACGAGCAGAAGATTTATTCTGCTATCTTCGACATCATTGGGAAGAAATTATATATGTTCCCGGTAATCATGATTTTTATATGATGGATTATAACGAAGGATTTTATTCTCCAAATTACATTGATCCTGAAGATGAATTCGAAGTTACTGATAATGCTTTTAAACATATTAATTGGCAAGATAGCAATATTCGAATAGTTAATAATGATGTTGTTAATATTGGTGATATTAATTTAGTATGTTCTACACTTTGGTCAGATATTCCACCTCATTATGAACAAATAGTTCGTAGATATCTTGCTGATTTTAGAATGATTGGAAAGATGAATCCATCTAATTTTAATTATCTTAATAAGCAAGCCGTTAAATTTATTAAGACTAAATGTAAAGAACTTGATAATGTTGTTGTAGTATCTCATCATTTACCATCATGGACAACAGTTTCGGCTCAATATAAAAATGATCCTGTTACGCATGGTTTTGCTAATTCTCACTTAGATCCATTTATTAATCCAGAAAATATGGTCGCATGGATACATGGTCATAGTCATGATCATTTAGATATAAATATCAATGGAGTTCGTATAGTACGTAATCCATTTGGTTATTTACATGAACAAAACAATGGATATATTTGTGATAAAATAATTGAAGTTTAGTTTACTTTGAATATTTTTGATTTATCTTTATAATATAAGGATAAGAGGTTCAATGGACAACGACAAATTATGTAAAGATTGTAAATGGTCTCACGGTTATAAATCAAAAACTCGTGAAGAAGCATTACTTTTAATTTGCGTCCGACCTAATTTTTATTGTCCAAATGATTTGGATGCTTTATGTTTATGTCAAAGATCACAAGGATGGTTGGCAAGTTTAATAAGCGGCACGTGTGGAGAACACGGAAGATATTTTAAACGTAGAGGCGGAAATGCCATACAAGATTAAAGTACAATATGAAAAAGATCGTTATATAGTTCGTTGTAATGATGGTTTTGATACTGGAAATATTGAAGAAGCAACAATATTTTCAGATGAAGAAATCGATGTTATAATGGAAGATCTTTATCATAGTTGTTATACAATGTATTGTGAACCAGAAAAAACGGAGTAAACAGTTATGAGTTATAGACATAACTTTGAAAAGTTCGATAGCTATACAAAAGTTCAGGTTGAATCTTTTGTAAAGATGAAAATTTCAACCAACAAAAATTGGGCATTACGAGCTCTTATTAAATTATATGAGTTCCAATCCAAGAACGAGCGTCAAAATCATATTAGTGTTAACAAAGATAACTATGGATTTTCTAAATTTGACGCTCCTTACTTCTCTGACCTAGCAGCAAAGGTCAAACAAGGTAAAAATCTTACCAAAAATCAAATAAAAAGCCTCAAAAAGTTGTCTAAATATTCCAGACAACTTATTTCTATATGTAATCGAACTAAAATGCAGTCTGCATTAGATAAATATTACGGAAATGTTCATGCTATCGACTAAAGATATAAAAGATCTGTTTATTGAGAAACTTAATGAAAAGTTGGATTATCCCAATATGGAACGTCCAAATTATGATCCAGATGAAAAGGTCAATATTGAATTAGTTAACTTTAATTTTATAGAAGCGATCGATAGAATTAACGAATCAGTCAAATTACGTGAACTTTCGTATGTTGCAATGACTAATAATAAAATAATTGTCAAGTCAAATCACAATATTAATGGAACAGTAGAATTAAGTATGTGGTATTAATATGGTTGGAGTAGTATTAGCTGGTGGTACTGGTAGTAGATTACACCCTCTCACTAAAGTAACAAATAAACATTTATTGCCAATTGGTGATCAACCAATGATCTATTATCCTCTTTGTTGTTTTCTTCATACTAATATAAGTAGGGTATTAATAGTTACTGGTACAGAACATATGGGTCAAATTGTTCAGACACTTGGTTCTGGATATCATAATTTAAAATTCACATATAAAGTTCAAGATGAAGCTGGTGGTATTGCTCAAGCTCTTTCGTTAGCAGAAGATTTTGCTAACGGCGATGATTTACTTGTAATACTTGGCGATAATATTTTCAATTGGAAAAGCATAGAAGAAGTTCGTGCTCAAACAAATATGTTTAATTCATTAGATTGTGATGCAAGTGTATTTTTAAAGAAAGTTTCAGATCCTGAGAGATTTGGAGTTGCTGAAATTGGTGAAAATCCATTTAGTTTTCAAGTTAAGAAAGTTGTTGAAAAACCAAAAATTCCCAAAACTAATCTTGCAGTAGTTGGCGCATATCTTTATAAAAGTAAAGTATTTAATGTTATTAAAACATTGAAACCATCTGATCGTGGTGAACTTGAAATTACTGATGTTAATCAATATTATGCAAATAGAGGTAGTCTTACATATTGCACATTAACTGGTAAATGGAGTGATGCAGGAACATTTAAAAGTTATTATGAAGCAAATGAAATTTGGAAAGAAGCAGCAATAACTAAAGAACTGCCACGAAAATAAGTTAATTTCTCGGTTTACTTTTCCCTATTTTGGATTATTTAATAATCAAAATAGGAGAACTATTAAAAAAATGGGAAAAGAAATCGATAAACTATTAAAAAACATTCGTAAGACAACAGGCTCAGCAGCTTTCTCTAGTTCCAAGTATGGTACTGTTCAGAATTGGATTTGTACTGGAGACTATGGTTTAAATCGCATTATTAGTGGTGATATTTACAAAGGACTTCCTAGTGGACGTGTAATTGTTCTTGCAGGAGATTCTCAAACAGGTAAATCATTTATTGCCGCTAATGTTGCAAGTAATGCATTGAATAAACTGGATTTTGATACGATTTTCTACTTTGACTCTGAAGGTGGAGCAATGGAGAAATTCTTTGAAAGTCGTGGTTGTGATACAGATAAGGTAGAACAAGTACTCGTAGATAGTGTAGAAGATGCAGTTGTAAAAATCTTAGCTATTTATAAGATGATTGAAAAATTTAAGGAAGAAAATCCTGATTATAAAGCTCTTATGATTCTTGATTCACTTGGCGCATTAGTAGCTAATAAATTTATCCGTGATGCTGAAGCTGGTAAAGTAGCTTCGGAAATGGGTGGTAGAGCTAAGCTTTGTAATAATATGGTTAAAGCTCTTACAATTCCAGCTTTGCGTTCTGATGTATCAATTATTATTGTTAATCATGTTTATGATGATCCAGCGTCAATGTTTGCATCAAAAATTAAAAATACTGGTGGTGGTAAAGGATCCCAGTATATGGCACGTATTGTTTTACAGTGTGCAAGATCCTTTACCAAGGAAGATAAAGCTGATGCAGAAAATGCATACAAAGCTACGACATTGAAATTTATGTCTACTAAAAATGCTTTTGTTAAGCCATTCTTCCAAAGCGAAATGTATCTAGACTTTTCCGAAGGTCCACATAAATATTTTGGTTTGTTTAAACCTGCAGTAGCTTATGGATTTATCCAAAATCCAACTAAAGGTTTCTATACAGTTCCATCATATTCTGAGAAAAAGATGAGACTTAGAGAGATAATGGATACAGCAGAAATATGGGAGACATTCCTTGATGATCTTAATGAAATGTCTAAAAAGGAAATGTCTTATAGTGGCTCTGGAAAAGATATTGGAGAAGATGATCTAGAGCAATTGATTGAAGAAGTAGATTCAATCGAAGAAACCGACGAATAAGTAATAGTAAGAGGGAGATCAAATGGATTTAATTCCATCGAATACTGTTGAACCTATAATGTTCAAATTATTCTGCTCTGATCCCAAATATTGCACAATACTGGCGCCTCATTTTGAGCGCCAGTGGTTTGATGATGCTGACCTCGGATTAGTTTCCGAGGTCGTTCTCAAATATTTTGGAAAGTATATGAAGCTTCCAACACAATCAACAATTGAACTTATTGTTGAAAAGCAATTTAATGATCGAGCAACTGAAGTACAATCAAAAGTTACGTCAGCTTTTAACATTGATACTGAAAAATATGACCGGGACTATTTAGATGATGAAGTGATGAAATACCTTCGTAATGGAGGTATCTACTGGACAATCATGGCAAACGTTGATGAGATTGCCAAGACACATTCAGTCAAACCAATGTTAGATAAATTACAATTTCTAACATCAATGAGTTTTGATGTTGATATCGGTCTTGATTATATTGAAAATATCAATGATCACATTGCCGAAATTCTTGAAGAAGAATTAAGACTACCAACTTACTGGGATTCTATGGATCATGTAATGAATGGTGGTATGTATGTGGATGGTAGATGTTTCTGTGTATTTCTAGGACAAACACACGTTGGTAAATCTCTAATTCTATCAAATCTTGCCGCTAATGCTATTAAACATGGTAAATTTGCATTGATTATTACAATGGAAATGGCTGAGAAAGTATATGCAACACGTATTGATGCTCATCTAACGGGTGAAAATATCAATAAGTTGAAACATCATACTGATAAACTTAGAGATACTGTAGAATATATTAAAGGTGATCAACCAGAAGCTAAACTTGTAATTAAGGAATTTCCTCCTGATACTGTTAGTTGTGCGCACGTCAAAAATTATATTGATAAGATTATTGGTGCATATGGTAGACGACCTGATATTATTTTAATTGATTATATCAACTTACTTGTACCAGAAGGTACACAAAATGATAATACTTATAATAAGTATCGTACGGTCGCAACTGAAATGAGACGTTTAAGTTACATTTTTAACCGACCAGTAGTTTCTGTAACACAGATGAATCGTGGTGGTTTTGGCTCAACTGATCCAGGTCTCGATGATACATCAGACTCGATGGGTATTCCAATGGTTGCTGATTTTGTAGGTGGTTTATATCAGAATGATGGCGATAGAAACGCCGGAATATTAAACGTGGCAATTCTCAAAAATCGATTAGGTGGTATGATTGGTAAGAAATTACAATTTTCCATTGATTATGAGAATCTTAAAATCACTGATATTAAGAGTAGAACACAAGTACCAGAAGATGTAGTACATGATGTTCTAGAGGAAATAGGACTAGAAGACGTATGAGCAGTAAAATGCACATAATTAATGAAATTGATCGAGGTCAATTTCACAAGAAGATTACTGATTATTATGGATCTAATGATCATGATGTTATTTCAACATTGATTAAACATGATTTAAAAGATCTCTATAAGATGCAGGCGCTAATGAATTATGTTGGATTTGATGATGAAGAATTTTTTGCACACGCAGCTATTCTTTATTCAGAAATTTTCAATAAAATGACTATTAAGAGAATTAGACTCAATTTGGAGTTACGTGATCATGAACTTAACAGCTGAAGATCTCTATCAAATTTATCACAAAGAAACTAACTTTGCTGCTGGGCGTCCAGTACGTCAAGTTAAGAATTTTGAAAATGCTAAAAAGAAAACAACATGGAAACATTTTGAATTATTAGCAAGTTTCGTTAATCGTAATTGTGGTCAAATTGATGGTAGACTTTATGTTAAGTCTCTTGCGACATTTTTTGAAGGATATTTTGATCCATCATTATTTTGTACGCCAAAAGCAACTAAAATATACAAAGAGTATATTACTGAAATCTCGATGGAAGCTACACCAGAATCCATTAAGAAACATTTACTGAGATCTATCAAATTTATTGTTAAATACTGTAGACAAAAGAATATTAAAAATCTCTGTGAATATATGAACGAGGATATGTATTTTATTCCAACTTCGTTAAAGCATCTTGATGCTGGTAGTATCTCAATGTATTTTTTAGCTGCTATTAAAAACTTACGAGTTTATATAGATAGTTATCCAATTGATTGTAAAATGGATTATCTTCCTAATTTTGATGAGGACTATAGTAAATATAGAATGAGACTCATTTCAGTTAGAGATTTGAAAAAGATCTGGGATAATGTTGAAGAAATTATTGATGATATCTTATCAAAGGAACCTGAATAATGATTAATGAAAAAATTGCTGAACTTATTGAATACATAACTCTTGTTGGTAGATTGAACGACAAATATACAGAAAATGTTCAAGATAACAAAAATGGTGTAATAGTTCAAGATTTTGGTTGGGTAGGATTTACTTATCAATCTGATGGCTATAATGATGCAATCTTTTTTAATGATATTTGTTTGTGGAATAGTGACGATGATTATCGCGAATACGATGATGAAAAAGATGACTACGCTGAAACTGTGGAAGAATATGTTACAAAGCGATATTTATGTCTTATAGCAAAATTACATATTAGTATAACTGAGAAAAATAATGAATGATCTTAAAATATTCTTTGATGATTTTACAATGCTTGGGAAATTTACTATTGCTCCAATAATGTTAGTATTATGTTGTTTATGTATTCCCCTTATGTTATTTGCATTTTTATTTGGATTTATATTTGTAATATTTTGTAAAATATGTGAGTTAATAAAATTAGATGTTATTGGTTTAAAAATCAAGCGTCTTTTCTTTAAAGAACCTTTTCCAGAATACGATAAATTTTAAAACTTTTTTCGCTAAAAAGTTTACTTTTTTATTTTCTAGATTATAAATAAACATAAGATAGTGGTAATTAGGCATCACTATCACATAATAAGAAAAAACCAAACAAAACCAAACAAAAAGTCAAAACCAAGGAGACAAAAAATGAGCGGTTTAGTAAACAAAATGAAATTCAACGAAATCAAAAAGAAACTCGAAAAACAACAACAAACAAACTCCTCTTTCGGAGGCGAGCACGAACAGCAATGGAAACAGGGTAACACCTATAAATTCCGCCTCCTCTTCCCAGATCTCAATGATGCACCTGCATCAAGCGGACCATACTTCGAAAAATGGACTCATGGAGCACGTAATAGTGATGATAAATATAAGATCGTCACATGTCCAACCACTTTCTATAATAGAACTGGCTTTGATAAGTGTCCTACTTGTAGTACAAATAGTGAATTGTGGAATACTGAGGTCGAAGCAGATAAGGAAATTGCAAGAAAATTCCAACGCAAATTCAGCGGCTACGCATTGGCATACGTTGTATCCGATCCTGTCGATGAAGATGCAGTTGGTTCTGTAAAAGTACTTCGCTTTGGTATCAGAGAGTATAATAAGTTGAAAGGTTTGACACTTGGTGAAACCGTTGGTAAGAAGAAAGAAGAAATCAATCCTGATACTTATATCGGTTATGAAGCCTTCTCATTCGATGCTGATGGTGTTGACCTTATTGTCGAAGTTTCTCAAAGTAAAGCTAATCCAAAATGGAATGATTACGAACTTAGTTTTGCTCGTAAATCTTATGCTATTGAAGTTGATCTAGATGAATTGTTTGAAACCAAAATCAAGCCTGTTAAATACGGTGAAGATATTAAAGAAGAATCTGAAGCTACTCTTCAAAAATTCTTTGATGAGTGTGTACTTGGACATGTTCCAATGGATCGCCTCAATGGTAAAGATCAAACTGAAACTGGTATCGACGCAGATATGCAAGATATGTTGAATGATTCCGCCAACGACTCTGCACCGGCTACGGCTCCAGTAGAGAAAGATGAAGAACTATCCAGTGCAGTTGAAGCTGATATCAATGATGAAGTTAATGCATTACTTAATGAAGTCAATGATGTAACTGAAGAACCTGCAGATGAAACTGATGATAACGATGTTGCTGATCTCCTTTCTAGTATCGAAGATCAAATCGCAGCTGAATAATTAGTTCTTAAGAGGTAACGATGTCTAAAATTATAGTGAAGAATGTGAAATATCTTGATCGATTTTTGAAGTCGATCACCCAATTCGTTCCTTCATGTAAGTTTGATATCGACTCTGACAAATGTGTCGTGCGCTCACAAAATCTGAGCGCACGCGCTTTTTTCACATCCAATGTGATTGTGGCTGAGTCCGAAATATCATTCTGCTTAAGCGAACTTGGTAAACTTTACCAGAGTATCAAAACTTTATCGGACTTTAAAGAAAGCGATAAAGAATGCGTGATTACTTATGACGGCACTTTTTTGAGAATGAAAGATGTGGTAAGTTTTAAACTCACAACAGTAAAAGAAGATGTAGTACGAGATAATATTACTGCTGATCTCAAAACACAATTAACACCAGTTTTTGGTTTTAAATTGCGTAATGCAGTTATGAATAAAATGAAAACTATGCAATTTATGTCTCAAGATACTACTCCAAAAGTTTACATCTACAAAGACAAAATTGGATCAGTTGATACTATTGTTGGAGAAATTGACAATAAGATTCAACAACTTACAGATTCAATTGCAATTCCATTATCAACCACCTTCTTTGGTGATTGGGAAACATCAGTAATAACTGACCTTGAAAGCTTTGGACTTTGGAATCCAGTTAGCGCAGATGATATTAATGTATCATTTGTTACTAATGGTCAAGCAAAAGCCATTATTAGTTTAAGCGAGGTCAAAGAAGACGATGTCTATATTAAGACAAAAGTCTTATCATCGGTATTAAAACAATGAATAATTTGTATACACTTGGTTATTTTAGAAAAAGACTTCTAAATGCTGGTATCACATCAAAAATCTTAGTTAAGAGCTATAATGAAAATGATGATCGATATTGGACAATTAGTCTTTTTAATGATAAGTATATTTTTTGTACTTGTTATAAGATAGATTCTGAATTCTGGTTTGAATTCTGGGATGGAAATAACATCATTAAAAATAGACGAATTGTTAAAACTTTGTCAATGAATGTAATCATCAGATCATTAAATTCTTGGGTTTACTCTAACAAATAGATACACCTTATAAATATACAAAAAGGTGAAAAGATGGCCGAAGAAAATCAAACTCCTGATGGTGGTGTTCCTGATCCTTCTAATAAAGGATCACAAAAGCCAGTTTCCCCAACTGAAGATTCTTCAATTCAACGTGTAACAAGACTTGATTCTAAGCTTGAAGAAACTAAACTTGATTCAAGAATAGATGATAATCGTCTTAAAACACGTATTGGTGAAGCAAGGGACCGAGTCCCAGAAAAAGAACAAGAAGATACTCGCAAACTCTATGGTAAAAAGAAGGGTCCAAAAGATTCTATCTTACAAGATCCTAGAGCTAAAGTTGTTCCAACACCAAGAGATTATAACACCACACTTCGAATTTTCCAAACACATGTTGTTGAATTACGATTCAAACGTCGTATGAATATTCCAATCAACAGACCACCCGGACATGCTAAAGAAACTCGAAGAATGTTATGTACATCTAATTGGAAATTTCTTAGTCATGTATTAACTCGAAAACTATTTGGTTGGAAAAATCCAAAATCACGTCGTGGTGTTAGTTGGTATAAGTCAAGAAACCTCTTAATTACTTGGGATTTCATGAAAAATAATTTTAGAATGATATCGCTTGATGATTGGGAAATATTGGCTGTAACACCATTAGTTAATCTTTGGCAAAAAGGTGCCTTTATTGTATTTTATAAAGGATATCTCAGTAGTTTGAATCGTAACGATCGTAATAATTTTTACGACGGTTAAGTTTATTTTGTCATTTTTGAGTTTATATACAAATAACGAAACTTATAACAACTAATTAAGAGAATGTGCATATGGAAGAATGGGTCGAAAAATATAGACCAACTACAATAGATGATTTGATTCTTTCGGATAAAGATTTAGCAACCTTTAAACAATATATATCCAAAGGAACATTTCCTAATTGTACTTTTTATGGAAATCAAGGTATTGGTAAAACAAGTCTTGCCAAAATAATTATCAATTCAATTCCCGAAGCAACTTATTTGTTTATTAATGCATCAGCTGAAAATGGTATTGATGTAATTAGACATAAAGTAATTGAATTTACTGAGCGTGTTGGATTTGGTGGTATGAAATTCGTTATTTTAGATGAATGTAACCGTCTTACAAAGGATGCTCAAGAATCACTCAGAACTCCTATTGAAGGTTGTATTGATGATACTCGCTTTATATTAACTACTAATACACTTGATGCTGTTATTGATCCAATACAAAGCAGATGTATTCCTCTACCACTTAATCCTCCAATCAAGAAAATTTTTAGTAGACTTCTTGAAATTTTAGAATTGGAAGGTATTGCAATAACACCTCAAAACAAAAAGCAAATTATTGAAAAAATTATCCAAAAGAATTATCCTGATATTAGAATCATGATAAAACATTTGGAAATGTGTTGTATTGACGGTGAATTTAAATTGGTTGAACTCGATGATACAAAAGTCGATTCTATCGTAAAATTTATTTTAGATAATGTTCATGATGTTAGAAAATGTCGTGAACATTGGATTAAGAATGAAGTTGAATTCAATAAAGATTATGTTGAATTAGCTCGTCATACTTTTAATATTGTTCAAACTGCACCACAAATGGAAGCAGTTGCAGAGCACTTATTTAGAATGTCGCAAGTTCTTGATAAGGAGATACAATATACCGCAATGGTTATTGATCTTGCGAAGGTCATGAAATGATTAAAAAGATCAAAAAGCGTAATGTAATTAAATGGGAAGATTTCTATCGAGAGATAGAACTGATACGTCTCAAGAAGAAAAGTGAAGTAGAATACATTGGTACTTACAAAATTGGTAAGAAAGAATATAAAAGTAGTTTCACAATGAGCCGTGCATCATATGACGACAATCTGGATCAGGTTGAATACATCGATCAATTTGCAAAAGAACATATAGCAAATGATCTGGAACGACAAATTAATGGAGCTACCAAATGTCATTAATTTTTAAGTGCGATGTTTGTGGAAAAGATAGTGCAATGACAGGTATTGATTTCTCTAATGGACCAATGTTCATTCGAAAGAGAAATCATGAAGGAAAGGTGGTACGAATCTTTCTTAATATGATGATCGAAGATGAAGATGATTTTAAACGACTCATTGAAGCTAAAAAACAGATCATGAAAATGAAAAACATGTTTTCTCAAGAAGAAGCAATTATGGAAGGAGAAGGAGAAGATGAAATAGAAGATTTCTTAGACTCAGAAGAATCTTTTGCTATTGAACTCGAAAATCCTTATCCAATGATTTGCAATCAATGTAAAAAATTACTTGCAAAAGATATATTGGAAAAGTCAGAATTTCCTGACGAAAAGAAAACATATTCAACGTCAAGTAAACGACTTGGCGATCTCAAAAAATTACTGTCAAACGACTAAAAAAATTCCACAATAGGATACCAGCTAATGAAGAATTTCATTATTGATTCTAATGTAATCATGTATGATCCTAATTGCATATATGAATTCGAAGACAATAAAGTAATCATACTTTTTGAAGTATTAGAAGAACTAGATAAGTTTGCGAGCTTTAGAAGTGATGACGGAAACAACGTTCGTTCCGCAATAAGATTACTTGACGAATTGAGAGATCATGGTCATCTTAATAAAGGTGTTAAACTAGAAAATGGTGGTATAGTTATGGTTATGATTGGTCATGATCATCCATCGCTTTCTACTGCTAAACCTACTAAAGATAACCGAATTCTTTCTACTGCTAAAACATTAAGAGAACACTCTGATAATCAAACTATCATTGTTACGAAAAATGTGAGTCTTAGAGTTAGAGCTGATGCTCATGATATCAAAGCCGTTGATTATGAAAAAGACAAGTCTGCTTATGACTATACTGGTTGTGGCATACTTGAAATCGATGAAGATCAGTTATCAAGATTAGAGAATGAAAATGTATTTTATACTGAAGAGCCACAAGAAGTAAACCAATATTTTAGATTCACTTGTGAAGGTGATAATGTTGGTATTCTTGGTAAACATACTGAAGATGGTCAAATAGTTAGAGTTTTTGAAAACGAAGCTATGAAAATCAAAAGCAGAAATATGGAACAAGAATATGCTTTAGATGCGCTTATGGATGATAAAGTTACTGTTGTTACACTCCAAGCAAAAGCTGGTGCTGGTAAAACTTTATTAGCTATTGCGGCTGCACTTCAGAAAGTTAAAGATAAGACATATAAGAAAATTGTTGTTGCACGTCCAGTTATTTCAGTTGGTAGAGATATTGGTCACTTACCTGGTGAAATGGAAGAAAAGATGGCTCCATGGATGAAACCTATTATGGACAATATTGAAGTTATTGCAAACGGCGGACACTTCAAAGAAGCTGATTTAACAAAATATCTTGAAATTTCTCCACTATCTTATATTAGAGGGCGTTCATTTAGTAATGCTTATATTATTATTGATGAAGCTCAGAATCTTACACCACTTGAAATTAAGACTATTGTAACACGTGTTGGTCATGGAAGTAAGATTGTATTTACTGGAGATGTTAGTCAGATTGATATTCCAACATTGGATGAAACGAGTTCTGGATTTACTCACCTAATCAATAAATTCAAAGATCAATTGATCCATGCTCACGTCCAATTGACTAAATCAGAAAGAAGTCAAACAGCAGATATAGCAGCTGAATTGTTGTAATGAAAATTATTGGTGAAACTAGAGATGGAAAGAAAGTGGTAACTGAAGTATTTAAATTATATGATACTCGTGGGTTACCACTTTCTATTATTTTTCAATTATGTGATGAACAAAATTTAATACCTTCTTGGATAGATTTTTATATTGATGCTATAAAAGCTGGATGGAAAGATAAGACTGTTAAATCACGTTTAAAAGATGAAATGAGTGATTATTATAGTCAAGAGTTTACTGAGAATGTAATTAAAAGACTTAACGAGTTTATAAATAATAATTGAACCAAGTTTGAAGTAAATTATTGACTACTAAAATAGTTAAAAATAATTCCAAATGTTAGTATACTTTGTATTTTTTGGAGTTATATTAAAATATACCAATTAACAATGAATCAAGACCAACATTCTGAGAAATTTATTGCATATAAAAAGTTAATGGGTGAGCAATTATGTTCCCTATGTAATCGATTTTTTAAGAATAAGGGATTTACCGAACATAAGCGTCACTGTGAGAAGCGTGGTGGTGATTGGTCCCAGGAAGAAGTAATACGCGGTCCGTACCTTTGCAAATTTTGCGGTTGTGAGTGGCCGACGAGAGAAGCGCGTAATGGGCACCAAATAAAATGCAAGCTGAATCCAGAACGTGAATCATGCATCGAAAAAATTAGTAAATCGTGCATGGGTAGAGAAATGAGTGAAGAAGTGAAAGAAAAAATCAGCATCAGTATGAAAGAGTATAAAGCTAAGTGTAAGGAAATGGGTGACAAGATTGTCGGCAAGACTAATATTAAGGATACAGAGGGTGATACAATCGAATTATTCTTCACAGATGAACTATGAATGAAAAACAGCAACAAGAATTTATGCGCCAAAACAACACTGAAGCAAATAGTTGTGGAGGCAATCCAGTTGAACCAGACATACCTGCAAGTCAATTGGAATTAATGAGGATCGAGTCAAACTACAATACTGGAAGTAATTCATGGCATCCATCTAGAATTGATGCATTCAAAATTGTAGTTCAACAAAAATTTTTACTTTTTCCTTTAACTAACAAAATAGACTGGGATACATCAAGGGGACTTGATGGCAAATTATGTCTAAAGTTGACTGTCCGTACTGAGGATCTCGGACAGCTATCAACTGATGTACCCATTGAATTATTAGAATCAGATAAATGTCCAGTGAATTTACCTGACATGTTGTTTGATGCATTTAAGGAAAAATTTGAGAACAAAAAAGAAAGGTTGTTTAAGGAATGGCAGCGAGAGAAGTGATTGATTATGAGAATTTATCTGATAATGAACTAATTGAACTTTTAAATACACATACGAATTACAGAGTTAGGGACGAAGCTAGAAGTATAGCTATAATGAGACGGCAGAAACAAGTTGATGATGCTGCATATAGACACCTTAAATGGGCTAATTCTTGTGATCTTGAAGATCTTAAACAAGAAGCTTGGCGCGGTGTTCTTAAAGCATTAGAAAATTATGATGCATCATTTGGTGTACCATTTCATAAGTATGCTTTTAGATGGTGTGATGCATATGTTCGTTATGCTATTTACTCTAAAGGTCGTGTGATTAAAACACCGATTCCAGTAATTAGATCTATTGCTAGAATCAAGAAAGCAAAAATTAAACTTAAAGACGAACTTGGTCGTGAACCATCATTAGTTGAAATTGGTAAAGAAACTCGTTTATCAGTAAAACGCATTATTAAATATATGCAAGCTGATGCTACTATCTTTTCAATTTCCAAAACTACAAGTGATGATGACGATAGTGGTGAATTTGAATTACCGGCTCATTCTAATTTAGATCCAGCCCAATTTGCAATTATTGTAGAAGCTCGAGAAATACGTGATCGCATTTTGGAAGAAGTTTTAAATGACCGTGATCGATACATTATTAAACATCGCTGTTCATTCGATAATTTTGAAAAGAAAACATTGCAAGATTTAGCTGATGAATTAGATATGACAAGAATGGGAGTATTACAATCACAGCGTAGATCTTTGAAAAAGATTGTTGATTCATATGAATCTTATGCTGAAACTGGAGAATTCTAATGGAGCAATATAAAGGTAATCCGCTCAATCAAATGTTAGCAGCAGAATCAGAAGAGTTTTATGGCGGACAGATGACCGATGAACATTTGAAATTAATTGAAGATACTTTAAATGAAAAATTATGTGAACTTCAAATATCTGGTATTTATATTAAAGTAGATAGATACGATGAAAATACATTTAGTGTCACACCAATTATTGGTGAACGTGAAATTCATACACCTGCTATTATGGAAGAACAAAAATTAGAGGATTGGTGGACATGAAAAAACCACTAACTGAAACTATGACTGATAAGTGCTGTAAATATTGTGAAAAAAAGTTTAAAATGTTTGATACGATTAAGCTTTACGATGATAATGAATTTTATCATCGAGAATGTATTATGACTATGGAGCATGAAGCCGAAGCTAGAATTGCTTCAGAAACTTATCCTAATATCGATGAAGATATTAGCAAAGATAAATGGATCATGGAAGAAATTGTCGATAATGACAAAGAATTTCCTTATCACATTATTTTTGAAACAACTGATTATGAATGGGATATTGAATCATTTAATACTTTAAAAGACGCTAATAAGTTTATAACTTATCAAACTGAAAATGCATTTCACGATGGAATTTTACCAATGGATGCATTATGGCTTGTTCATAACATGATATCTTATCAAATTAAAACAAACGTTATTGTTAACGTAGAATTTAAAGGATTTGAAAATGATTAATGGTCAACGAATTAAATTAGAAAAAACTCCAGATCAAGTACCTGATGATTGGAAACACTATCGAATATCAATTAAGATTGGAAACACTTCAATATTTAATCCTATTCTAACTGCTGCTGATCCAGATATGGCAATAAAAAGTGCATTAGTTGCTGTTATTACTCAATATATTCCTACTATTGAGTCAATTGATTTTAGAGAAAAAATTGAAATTATTAATTGTACTGAACATGAAAGAAATAAACCTATTCAATGGGAAGATCCCGATGGATCTTCTGGAATGGTTTGGACGGATGAATAATGAATAAAAAACCTAAACCAGTTGAACATTCAGAAGCGGAACAAGCAAAAGCTGATGAAAAACGCACAAAATTAATTGAAAATTTATCTGATAAGCAAAAGGGTGATCATGAATTTATTGATCAATTTATAAAAGAAGCAACAGAAAGAAATATTTCAGTTTATTTAGATGCTAGACTTCCAGTACCACATCCAAATCATGATGAATACGTAATTCAAAATAATATTCAATTTAATAATGATCGTAAAGTTGTTATTAAAGAAGATGAAACTACTGGATTTGCATCTAAAGATTCATTAATATTATTAACTGAAATTAATCATATGCGTTCCATGAATTTTATGAGATTTATAAATTTCGTAACAACAGGTGAACATAAAAGTGCGAAAGAAATGTGTGAACATTTTATTGGTTATATGGAATATATTTCAAAACGATATTTTACACAGCCCTTTAAATTAGATGAGGATAATAATGAAAAGATCTGAGCTCAAACCAAAAGTTTGGTGGGCGATGGAAAATAATTGTACTCATTATTATGATGCTGAAAAATGTGATGAATTCACTCCAAAAAATGATGATCAAAGAATAAAGATTTTATTAGTCTATATTCAATCACATATGAATACAATTGGAGTTTATGAAGATAAAAAGTGGCATGATATTTCATCAGCTTGTAAAAGAATTTATGCTACACCAAATATTGTGGCATTAATTGAACGAATGAGTTCATTTAAACTTGATAATTCACCAGTAATGATTAATAATGTACTTCAATCAATTTCAAAAGTTGGAGTTACAGAAATTACTGGTCATGAAGTTGAAGTTTATAGAGATATTAATGCTTCATCAGATTATATTTTGATATGTGGTGATGAAGCAAGTTTTTATATGGAAGTATATCACTTAGATGATATTATATGTAGAATATTTCCATTGCATTATCCTGAAGATAGTAATTATTATGCTAAAGTAAAGTTTCATTATGAAGCGAAAATAGAGAAAAAAGAGGAAAATTAAAATGAAAATCTTGTGGAATGATTGTGAAACAACAGGTTTAGACGAAGCGTATCATGAAGTAATTCAAATTACTGCAATCGTTGAAGATGACGGTAAATTTATTGATGCGATTGATTTAAAAATTAGACCTAATCATCCAGATCGTTTTTCTGAAGAAGCGATGGAAAAAACAGGTTTGACTATTGATCAAATTATGCAGTGGCCAACTAGAGAAGATCAATTTAAGAAATTGATTGCTTTCTTAGATAAACATGTTGATAAATTTGATAAAGAAGATAAAATGACTATGGCAGGTTATCATAATTTATTTGATCAAAAATTTATCCGTGCGTATTTTAAAGAACAGGGTCATAAATATTTTGGATCTTATATTGAATTTGAAGTAATAGATGTTATGGTTATTGCAATGCTTTTGCGTAAGCTAGGAGCACTTGATATTCCTAATTTGAAGCTTCGCACAGTAGCTGCAGCTGTTGGCATTAATTTTGACGAGGCGCAAGCACATAACGCTATATATGACGTTAAACAAACTATTGCTGCGTTCTATAAAATGGAAAAAATGTTTGAACTTAAGGAGTAAAAAACATGCAAAATCAAAAGAAGGATGTAAAATACATTCCAGAATCCAGATCATGGATGGTTGACGGCCGAATTATCTCAGAAAATGATCTCAGTGAACAAGAAATTCTAGAACTCCAAGCACTTTGTGAAGGAACAAATCAAATCCTTTATGGAAATCGTTTGGATGAAAGGAAATCTCAGCAAATTTTATAAATAATACAGAAGATTTATAACAAACTATTAACAAGGAGATACTCTAATGGGTAAATTTCATGATTCATATGATAAATTTATGGAGGCTATTGGTCTAACTTGGGGTGGCGGTATTGATAAAACACGTACTGCAACTCAAACTCCAGGTGGTTTCAGAGGTTATTACTGGAAGAAAATGTCTAGCGCTTATAGTGATGATGTAGGTAAATATCATGGTATGGGTACTTACAACAAAGACGAAAGACAACTTAAAGGTCAACGTATTGCTTACTTTGATAAAATCAAATTTAATATTGTTGATTACGGACGTGAGGGCGGATATGCAGATGCATGGGGTCCAAACGAAGATGGAAAGTTTGTTTCTAAGAATAACGCTTCAACCGATAAACCACAAAACCGTCTTCCAAAGGCTGTTACTGGTGTAGATCAAATTATGGCTGTTGCATATCCAAGTAAATATCTTGACGCTGCTATTGAAAAATATGGTGAGCGTAAATATGGTGAACGTTTCCTTCTTGGTATACGTAATGCTATTAAAAATATTGAAGTTGGAATGCCTGGTGAAGATTATGACGCTGCTCTCGAGAAAGTCGAAGAACAACTCGGGCTCGGTGGTGAAGAAGTAGAAGAAATGGAAGATATGGACGACAACGTCGGCGAAGAAATGGACGTACAAGAATTCGAAGAAAAATCTGAATGTAAAGAAGGCAAATGCGATTGTAAAGAAGGCAAATGCACTTGTGAAAAAGCAAAAAAGATGTACGATAAAATCCAAGAAATGCGCAAACTTCGTAAAAAAGGTAAAGATGAGAAAAAAGAAGAAGAAGTAAAAGAAAAGAAAGAAGATAAAAAAGATAAAAAAGATAAATAATCTCATTTTAATCTAAGTTAAATTTAGGGTGTGAATTTCGGTTCACACCTTTTTTAATGTTTGCTTTACATCATAACTTTTCATGTTATATTATATCAAATTCATATATTTGAAAAATATTGTTAACTAGCAACTATACATAGTATATTTTCATGTTATATTATAATGTAGCGGAAAATTAATTAAACCCCAAGGAATTAACACATGGCTAGTGTTGTAGAGCACAGACGTTATGTCAAATCAAATGTTGCCAAAAACAATAATAAGTTTTGGTACATTACACTCTATGAAGACAATTCTGTTATAACAGAATATGGTCGGATGGGTAATTCACCTCAAGTATCAACTAAAAACTTTCCTACTGCAGATAAAGCTCGTAAGTTTTTTGATACGAAATGTCGCCAAAAAGAAAAACCAAAGAGTAATGGTGAAATCGCATATAAGCGGATGGATATTATTGAAGAATCAATAACTGTTAGTTCGCCAAATGCATCTCTTAAAGAGATTGCAAAAGATCAAATTGGTACCAATTCACCAGAAACACTTAAACTTGTTGAATACTTGGTTGAGCAAAATGCGCATAATATTCTGCAAAATACCACTATGACATACGACAAGAAATCTGGTTTATTTGAAACTGCTTGCGGTCCAGTTACTCAGAAAACTATTGATGAAGCTCGTACTGTTCTTATTAAAGTCGCAGACGTTGTTGAAAAATTTACTCAACAGCGTAATTATGATGTTTTGCGTGCATCTGCATATGAAAATCTTCTTGGTGATTACTTGATGCTTATCCCTCAAGATATTGGTCGCAAATTTGATCCAACTAGACTTTATACTTCCTTAGAAGATATTCAAAAACAGAATGCTGTTCTTGATTCTTTGGAAGCATCAGTACAAATGATTATGGATGCTAAGGCTGACAAAGTAAAAGAAGTTGTAGCTGAAACTCCTCGCCTCTTTAATACTGATCTTAAGAAGGTTGAAGATGGCAAAATTATTGATACAATTGTTAAATACTATAAATCGACAAAACAGGGTATGCATTCTTGCAATCATCTAACGGTTAAACGAGTATTTGAAGTAGATGTACAGGCAATGACGAAGGCCTTTGAAAATAAAGGTCGCCCACTTGGAAATGTTCAGGAACTATGGCACGGAACTCGTGTATCAAATCTCCTATCAATTCTTAAAGTTGGTCTCATCGTTCCTCCAAGTAATGCTGGTCACTGTACCGGCCGTATGTTTGGTAATGGTGTCTATTTTTCTGATCAATCCACTAAAGCATTAAATTATGCTTATGGATATTGGGGAGGAAGTCGCGACAATCGTTGCTTTATGTTCCTCGCAGATGTAGCAATGGGTAAATCATATACTCCAACGCGTTCTGGTAGTTATCGTCCTAATGGTTATGATTCAATCTTTGCAAAAGCAGGCCAATCTGGTGTACGAAATAATGAAATGATTGTTCCTAATGTTTATCAATGCAAACTTAAATATCTTGTTCAATTTGGATAAATTATGAAATTTATCGAAAGTTTTGCAAAAGATATTAATCTTAAGAATTTTTGTTTTCAAATTCAAAGTAAAGACTTAGATTGGATTCTTCAAGAAAGTACACATACTGTAACATGCTTCATATTATTTCTTAATAAGCAATATCAATTACATCTTGTACGAGATACAACATATAATAATAGAATAACTATCAAGTTATTTCAAAAAGATAATTTATTAGCTTGTGATGATATTGATGAAACCAAAAATCCATCATCTGTGTATAGAACATTATTTTATGATCTGAAAAATAAACTTCTCAATAAAACAAAACGAGAATTAAATGAAATTTTGGAGTCAAAATGAAAAGTAGAAGTGGATTTATAAGTAATAGTTCTAGTAGTTCGTTTATTTATGTATGTAAATCATGCCAATTAAATTTACCAGTTTTAGGTGTATATGATTATGAAATCTTCATTGATAATACATTTGGTGAAACTGAGTTTGGTTGGGGTCCGAAAGAAATTTATGATACTGGGTCAAAAATTATCTTCTCATATCTTCAAGCAAAATATTTATCTTCTCCTGGATATATTGAAATGCTTGAAGATGTTATTAAAGAATATTATGGCGTTAAAGAAATTACATGGTGGCTTGGTAATGGTATTGATGAAGAAGGCTGTTACGCATATATTGATCACCAAAGTATCGGTGACGATAATTTAGAAATGTTTGATTCAAGAGATACATTAATTCAATTTATCTTTGGTCCAGATTCTTATATCTCACTAGATAACGATAACTACTAGGATTATTCCTAATGTTTATCAATGTAAACTTAAATATCTTGTTCAATTTGGATAATTATGAGTGAATCTCTAAGAGAAACATTACATGCATTTGTAGTTATATTTATTGCCAGTGCAATACCAGCATTAATTGCATACTTCTTATGTGATATTTTACCAAAGTATAAAATTACATTTAAAATCGAAAAAGGAAAAAGGAAGCAAAATGAAATATTATATTGCAACTTTTGATGATAACTGGGCCGATGAAATGGATGTAGTCGGTGTTAAAGTTTTAACAGAAAAAGAAAAGAAAGAGCTTGACGAAGATATTGAAAAATATAATCAAGCAATGGCTGATGATGGTCTTTGTGATGAATGGTATGTTGGTACTAATGAATCCATCGATCCAAGTTCAGTAAATACGCCATCTTTTCATGAAATTTCTGAAACAACTTATAAAGAGTTGAAATCTATTTTCCAATGGACTTTTGGTCATTTTCCAGAATACACTGAATTGATTGATGAAGATTATTGGGAAGAACATTTTGAAGATTAAGAATAACGGTTAAATTTGACCATAATATTAACACAAACCCTAAGGTGAAACATGCAAAACATGGATCATGGTGAAAAAAGAGATCTGGTACTTAGTCCAGGCGAATTCGCATATCTTCAAGACCTAACAAGAGGTCAAGTGAAGACACACGTTGGACCAATCGTAGTTAACCAAACAGCACAAGATGCTCCAATTGTTTTTGATGGACAAAAATTCCGTCGTACAAACAATTTGGAAGGTTCTGTTCGGCAGTCTCCGATTGCGTCAGAGGGTGATTATATCATTCTCACTAACCCTGCACAAGATGATTCTAACCCAAAAGAAGCTTCTGTTGCAAATACACCCGAACTTAATAATGGTCGTAAGGTAAATATTCCTGGTCCATGCACGTTCCCACTCTGGCCTGGTCAGAATGCTCGTGTAGTTCAAGGTCATACCCTTCGTTCCAATCAGTATCTTGTAGTTCGTATCTATAATGAAACTGAAGCTACTCAAAATTGGAATGATGCTGTTGTTAAGAAAAATAACTCTGGTGATGGAGAAGATGCAGTTGCATCAGCAGACGCTGAGAAACTGAACTTGGTGATCGGTCGCCGATTCATTATCAAAGGTACTGAAGTTTCTTTCTATATTCCTCCTACTGGTGTTGAAGTCCTTCAGGATGAAAATGGAAACTATGTTCGTGACGCTATTACACTTGAACGTCTTGAGTATGCTATTCTTGTAGACGAAGATGGTAATAAACGATATGAAAAAGGACCTCAAGTGGTGTTCCCTGAGCCTACTGAAGAATTTTTCATTGATGGACGTAGCCGTAAATTCAAAGCTATTGAATTGAATCATATTCAAGGTATCCATATCAAAGTCATTGCACCTTATAAAGAAAATGAAAAAGAGTATAAGGAAGGTGATGAACTTTTCATCACTGGCGAAGACTGTGCAATTTACTATCCACGTCCTGAGCATAACATTATTCAGTATGGTGATAAACAGAAGCATTATGCAGTTGCTGTCCCAGAAGGTGAAGGTCGTTATGTAATGGATCGTAAGACTGGTAAAATTGATACTGCTACTGGTCCTGTTATGTTGCTTCCAAATCCAGTTGATGAAGTTATTGTACGTCGTGTTCTTTCTGAAAAAGAATGCAAGCTATGGTATCCTGACAACTATGAAGCTTTGGAATACAATAATCAACTTCGTGGATTGGCTGAATCTGAACAAGATCATGTACCAGAAGAAGATCTTATGACATATGCTTCAGCACGTGGTGCCATGGCATCCATGTCTAAGAGTAAATCTTACGAAGAAAAAATCCCTGGTGGATTTAAACGTGGTACTAAATTTACGAAACCTCGTGAAATTACTCTTGATACCAAATTTGAAGGTGTTCCTGTTATTGCACCTTGGACAGGTTATGCTGTCATGGTTGTTTCCAAGACTGGTGATCGTCGAGTAGTTGTTGGACCTAACAACGTTCTCCTCGGTTATGGTGAGTCTCTCGAAGTACTCTCCCTTAGTACTGGTAAGCCAAAGAATACTGATTATCTTGAACGTACAGTATATCTTCGTATTAAGAATAATAATGTTGCTGACATTGTTCGTGTTGTAACTTCTGATCATGTTGAATTGGATCTGAAATTGTCTTTGAAAGTTAATTTCGTTGGTGAAGATCCAAATAAATGGTTTGAAGTTGAGAATTATGTAAAATTCCTTACTGATCATATCCGTAGTATGCTGAAAGGTGCCCTCCGGAAATTTAAGATTGAGGATTTTTACGAGAATGGTGTTGATATTATTCGTGATATCATCCTTGGAGAATCTGAAGATGGAAAACGTCCTGGTTGCACATTCGAAGAGAATAATATGCAAGTTGGTGATGTTGAAGTTCTCGATATCCAAATCGTTGATCGCGAAGTTTCTAACCTCCTTGAAAATGCACAGTTTGGTGCAGTTGCCGATAATATTAAATTGAAGCAATCTGAACGCCAACTGGCTGTTGCAAATCGTAACGATGAGATTGAACGTGAACGTATCGAATCTCGGGCTAAGACGGTTGATTTAAATCTGCAACTTGAGAAGGAACGTATCGAAAAGCAATTGGTAGTTACTCTAACTTCTTATAAGTCAGAACTCGATGAAGAGGAAAAACGTAAAGAAGTTACAGCTGCTAAGGAAGAAATTGCTGATATGAAAGCTGAAGCAGAACTAACTCGTTATAAGGCATCTAAGGCTGCCGAGTTGGAAACATCAGCTGCTAAATTGGAAATGGAACTGAAGCGAGTCGCAGAAGAAACTAAGGCACGAGTTGAAGAACTTGGTGCAGTTGAAGCTGGATTCTCTGAAGCCCTTATCGCACTTTCCAACCAAGATACTCTACAGAAAGTTGCTCAAGCACTTTCCGTACAACAGATTCTTGGTGGCGAAAATGTAGTTGACGCAATTACCAAGGTGTTCGAGGGAACAGGCCTCGACAGTCGGTTGATTGATGTTGTAAGTAAAGTTACCAAGTCCGAATAAAAATTAGGTTAGGGGTTACCAATATTGGTAACCCCGCCTTTGGAGTTTTTATGCCAGAAACTAAAAAAGAAGTTAAACCAGTATTGGTTGAATATATTTGTGATGTATGTGGAGAGGGGAAAATGGTAAAGACTGGAAGGTCTTATCCAATGAAACCACCTAAATTTGAATATCAATGTAATAAATGTGGTGAGATTAACAATTTCTTTAAATCATATCCTACTGTAGAATACGAGGAAATTTAAAATGAAATGTCAGTGTTGTCCAGATGTTGATTTAGAATTGAAAATGAGAGACCAATATGGAAAGGGACTCTATTGGTGTCCAAATTGTGGATATATTGCAAAAACAAAAACAATCGCATTGGATCCACTGAACGAAAAAGTATATTCTTGGTCATTGACGCAAAAAGAAATATGCATTAAAATGAATTTTTCAAAGAAAAATAATTAATTATTTTATAAGTCCACTATACTTTGAATTTTTAGCGGTTATATTATCTTATACAAGGAGTATTTTATTATGAGTGATATTAGAAAACATATGATTGATGTTATTGAAGACCTTTTTATGACTGAAGATGCCTTCACAGCATTTAATGTAACTTTACGTCTACAACAAGATTTTGGTCACGATATTAAACACCGTGATATCCATCATGACATCGTTGCTGAGATTGAATCACAAATTCAATCTAACTGGGATGCAGATAATTTCATTATGACAAATGTAACTAAAGATGGAATTAACTTTAATCTATATCACGAAAATACTTTCGATCCCCAGGATTTCGTTATCTCTAAAAATCCAAATCCACAATCTAGTACCAAAGTAAGTAATTCAAATCCAAGCCGAAGAAAACGAGCTGGTGATACTTATGATAATCGTGGTCGATTTACTGTAAGTGGTTATCATATGGATTATATCGCTTTTAAAGGTGACGAAGTTAAACTTGTTATTGAAACAGATAAAAACTGTATTACAATACAAGAACCTCACGTAGCAATTGCTTCTCCAACTGCTAAAGTTATTAAAATGCATAGACATGAAAATATTTTCCGTGTCTCACCTTCTCATATTACTAAAGCATTTGGAAAGGTTCCAGCTTCCTTAGACGTAGAAGTAATTAATGTTTCTACTGGTCGGAAATTGATGATCACTGAAGGATGAAACGTCATACGGTTCTCGTAGAGGAACCTCATTTAAAATCTTTAGCTGCTTTGGTATTACTTTGCCAAAATTATAAGAAGAATGAGGTTGCGGAATGGTTAGCATTCAGGGATGATTTTCTTGATCGTAATAAGCCATTAGTATGTACATATTGTGGGAAAAAGGATCTTCTTAAAGATCCTATAGGTAAAAAACAACCAAAAAATCTTGCAACAATTGATCACGTTAAACCCTTATCTAAAGGTGGTTTACGATATGATGAAAGTAATTTAGTAGTTGCTTGTTATGCTTGTAACCAAGCAAAGGGAGACAAATTTTAATTATGTTAAAGAAATATCGTATCAATTGTGAGAAAAAATAATGATTGATTTATATAATTATTCACTACAAAAGGTTTATGAATATGTTTCTGGACCAAAGGTTAAAGATTCTTATGGTTTAAATTTTAGATGTCCTTTTTGTGGAGATTCAAAGAAATCCAAAGTTAAAAAACGTGGTCACCTTTATAAAAAGGATTCTTCGTATCATTGTTTTAATTGCGGAGCGAATTATAGCGCATATAAGTTTCTTGCTATTTTGCAGGGAAAAGAACTTAAAGACGTTAAAAAGGATATTATTTATGAGTTTAAGGATATGTCCGCAAGTAGCCTACTCAACCAAGTCTTTATTAATGACGATACTGAAGAAATCCAAGTAAAACCAGTTGAGGAAAGGGAAGAACTCAACTTTAAAAATTCGTGGGTGGACCTTTATAAAAGCCCCGATGCTGTAAAGATTCTCGAAGATCGTTTAATTGATAAAGCTCCCTTCTTGCCAAAAACATGGAAACTTTTCTATGAGAATGAAATGAACAGAATTGTTATTCCATGGTATAGAAGTGGTAAAATGAGGTACTATCAATGTCGTGCTATTAACGCAAAGCAGAATTGCAAGTACCTATTTCCGAAAAATATGCCTAAAGATATATTTGGAGCAGATGATCTTGATTTATCTTATCCTTATATTTTATATACTGAAGGTGTACTTGATGCGATATTTGTAAAAAATTGTATTGCTATTGGTGGCGTAAGTCCAACAATTGGTCAAATGGAGATTTTACAACCTTATCTTATCAATAGGAGACTAGTATTATTTCCAGACAATCCTTGGATTGACGAAACATCAAAGAAAAACATTTTTAAATTAGCTCAGACAAATCCTGAAACATTAGTTTATTGTTGGAGTAAAGATTGTCCCTATAAAGACGTTAATGAATATGTTGTTGAAGTTGGAAATGTAAAATTATTTGCTGATGGGGAAGAATTGGAAAGCAAATTTTTGAAAGCATCTCAGATGAAAATAATGTTAATGTTTGGAAAGGACAAATTTTAAGGATACAAACTAATGGAAGAAAAAGAGCAGCAGCAAAATATAGATAATGAAAAAATGAGTACACTTTTTCAAATGGTACAAGCATATAAACAAATGCTTGTTCAAGAAAAAATTCAAGCAGTTAAGCGTCAAGAAATATTTGTATTAATTATCTATTTATGTTCACAATTAATACTATGGCTTTCGATTAGTGCTGATATTGTAGGTTTAGTAATTACTATTACACTTCTACATTTTGCTTTAGCTATATGTAATATACTTGGTTCATATTTAATTGCAACAAAAATGAACCAAGATCAATTAGAATATGTAAAAGCATGTCATGAACAATGTTTTTTGAAATATACAAAAGTTGTATTATTTGCATTATATGCAAGCACTATTGGAACAGTAATTTTGTTACCATTTAGTAAAAATCTAGCAATGATTTATTGTGGAGTAATGTCAGTTAATATTTTAGCTTCATTAATCGCATCAGAAAAATTAAAACATGTTGAATTTACTTTGTCGGAAGATTTTGATAATGAAAGAGAATGAATTAGCAGAATATATTGAGGAAGAAACAAAACGTCTCAATATTAGAAATGAAATACTTCTTGAAGAAACTGAAGTTTATAAAAATAACAAACCAACAGATAGTCGTATAACTGAAATTTTGATTGAACTTGCAAAAATTAATGGCAAGCTTGTAGCATACGAAAAAGTATTATTAAAAGTATTTGGAGACGATATTTATGATTATTAATGAAATTAAAAAAGATAGACTTCTTGCTAAAAAAGATGGTAACATTAAAAAATATGAAACGCTAACTACTCTTTTTAGTGAGGTACAACGTCTTGAAAAAATTGACCAAGAAGACGATGTTAAAGTACAAAATGTTATTCGTAAATTTCTTAAGGGATTAGAAGAAATGATCGATATTAAGAAAACACAATGTATTAATAACGATTTTGAAGTAGCACAATTACAAGCAGAAGCTGGTACTGTTAAAGTTTATCTTCCTGCTCAATTAACTGAAGAATTTCTTTCAGACACTATTGATACGATGATCAAGGAAAATGGATTTGATAATCCACGAGACATGGGTAAAATAATGAAACTGCTCAAAGAAAAATTTGATGGTCAATTTGATGGTAAAGTAGCAAGTACACTTGCAAGAATGAAACTAGTAAAATGATATGGATGATAATAAAAATTTAGAATGTGTTTTTTGCGATCAGAAAATTTCAATAGAAGATGGTAAAGTTATCAATCATAAAATAGATGATAACCCTCAAATAATTACTTGTCCAATATCTGAAATGAAAGTAGAAACATATGAAATACTTTTAGAAAATTACATTTTGTGGTTAAAGTATTTCTAATTCCATAGTTTTTTAAGGAGCTCTATTAAAAAGGAGCTCCTTTTTAACATTCGTCCTGATAGGGGTTCCATATCTACACTTGTCATATAGACTGAGACAGCTTCACATTTAAACTTTGTTTTACAATACGGACAATCAATGTTATCACATAGGAAGTGAATCTGTTTTTTACATTTCGGACAAAGTATCTTTTGTGATACAACGGTTTTATTAATTTCGCTATAACCTTCGCCCAACATATGAAAACCTCCAGTTGAAAAATATTTATAACTTTTTTCGCATCTTAGTTTATTTTTTCCTTTTCTTGTTTATATTCTATTAACTAAAACAAAATAAGAGAAAAATATGAACAAGGTAAAAATGATCTCGGCAACTCAACTGTCGATGTTTGAGGAATGTCAGAGAAAATGGTGGGCATTTTATGTTAAGAAGATTCCACGTCCAGAACCAACAGAAGCTATTAAATTAGGTCTTGCAATTCACAAAATTCTAGAACTATCGCTTCTTGCTAAACAGAAGGGAATGGACCAATATTCTGATCCACGTAGCTTAATTAAAGCTGCATGCAAAGAACATGATTTAAATGCAGCAGATACTGCTCGTCTACCAATGTTAATTCAAAATGCTGAGAAAATGGGTTGGTTTGATAACTACGAAATTTCCAGACCAGAATTTGAATTGAAATATAAAATTGACGATGTTGGTGTTATTATACGCGTTGACCGTCAAACAGAACTTGATGATCACGTTAAAATCGTTGATATTAAAAGTGGTAAATATCCATACGAAACAGACGAACTTAAAAAGAACTGGCAGACCAGATTATATTCTTTGCCATTTCTAGAAACTAAGCCTGTATCAATGGAATTTTGGTTTGTTAGATTTTTTCATAAGAAACCACATATTTTACTTGATTTTAATGACAAAGAAGAATTTCTAACTGATGCACGTACTCTTATTAAAAAGATGCGTGAATGTGATGGCAGTCAATATAATGAAGGTTGGGGCTGCAAATGGTGTGCATTTAAAGAAGAATGCATTAAAATGAGGAAACAAAGATGAAAATACTTAGATTTACAGAAGCACTTAAAAGTGATCCAGATTATGATACTATTCCATTTGATGTTGGTATGAAAGCTCGATTTGTCGGTGAACGTTTTATTGATAAAGATCTTTTGGAAGTATTTCTTGATTGGTCTGAATTTACTTTTGAAAATTCTCAGCTTATGATAGCTAATTGGCCAGATCATAAAAATAAAGCAAAGCTCAAATGGAATCAAACTGCTTTTTATCCAAAAGATCATAAGACATCTATTATTGTAAAAGATGGTCAATTTCCTTATGAGGTTGTTCAAGATGAATGAAGAATTACAAGCTAAATTAGATTATGAAATTCCAACAGCTTTATATACTATTTCTTTTGGAGAACTAAATACTGAAGATCTTCAAGAAAGAATTCGTAAAATGGTTGTTGATATTATTAAAGATGATGTTGATACGGTCATGGTTAAAAATGATGAAACAATCAATACTCCTGAAGTTATTGATAATAAAGAATTTAAAATTCTTGTTAAATGGTGTATCGACAAAGAATGGTCTGGGCGTATTTATACAATCAAATATACTAATTGTGAATTTGATGAAGTTCTAGACTAATGTTATAAATAATTCTGTTATAACATTTGGAGAAATTTCTATGAGTAAATTTGAAGAAACTTTACAACGTCTTTATGAACAAACAAGACGTGCACATTATACAAGAAAAGAAGTTGAAGATATTTTCGATGATTTAATGAAGTCAATTGGACCTTATGGTGAAAAAACCAGTTGGCCAAAACTTAAAGAACTCGAAGAGAATGAAGCAACTAAGAATCTTTCTAAAGTTAAAGAAATTGATGCACTTAAACTTAGTGTAGCAAAAGCTTATGGTGATGATAAGCGAGGCATCCAAGCAGATCTTAAAGATGGTCTTAAGGATGACGGTTATGAAATTTTAGTAGCGCTTGCTGATGAACTTAATCTATGGCGTGATGATTCTAAAGTTACCTAATTTTATGATGGGGTCACTGTGACCCCATCACGTTGATCATATGATCAAAAATGAAGTCCTCTGTAGAGAGGCAGTAGAAAAGGAAGCGTAACAATGCGCAATAATGACTACGAACTAATTGTGCTCGTAAACGGCAAACCTGTACGCGAGTATCCACATGATGGTCGTATCTTCGTTGAAGGTCGTCCAAACTCCACTTATTCAATCAAACTTAAAAACAATTCCTATAAAAGAGTACTTGCTATAGTCTCTGTAGATGGTATCAATGTTATTTCGGGTGAACCTGCAGAAGATGAAGGACCTGGATATGTTATTGATGCACGTAGTTCTTCAACTATTAAAGGTTTTAGACAAGATCTTGAAACAGTTGGCGAATTCAAATTCTGCAAATCTGGTAAAAGTTATTGTAATAGTGCTGGTAAACCTGGTAATAATGGTGTTATCGGTGTTATGATGGTTGAAGAAGCACCCAAACCAAAACCAAATGTAATTTATAGAAGTAAAAGTTCAGATGTAAGATGCTTTACTTACGATTCTAATACTACGGATTGTTCTTATACTACAACTGTATCTGACGGGAGTGAATATGGTGATCTAAGTGTACCATTAATGGCATCTGCTGGACCTACAACTCCTGAACCTGAACCATCTTTTAGTGTTGGTACTACTTGGGGTAAGGAAGTTCAAGATTCTGCAACCATGGTTGAATTTAAACCAGGTACTTATTCAACCACTTTTGAATTATATTATGGCACAAAATCCGATCTGAAAAAGATGGGAGTGCCCCTCGAAAAAAAGTCAAGCAAGGTGGGTTTCCCTTCAGCTTTTGGGAAATTCGCCAAACCCCCGAAAGGCTGGACTGGCAAATAGTTAAATTTCCTGACAATTATACAATAACACTTGGTGGTGATTATAATGATCCATGTTTAGAATGTTCAAATAATCCCATAAATGGCGGAAGTGGTATTTGTAATTGTACTTTGGGAAATAAAACAACTTTTACTAGTTAGAAGTTCTTTAGTAGAATGTATCATATATGTAACATTATATTACTTAGTGATTAAAATATGATACATTCTACTATACTTTGTTAAATTCCATGTTATATTATATTGAGTAACAAAAATCCATTTTTATTTAACAGGTTATTTATGCATTTTAAAAATTGCGAAGAATATGAAGAAGGCGATGAAATCTGGATCGCCGAATATCGAATAGCACCTGGTCATCAGTTTGAAGAAAGAAGCGGTATTTCTGAATTTCATTCTTTTGAAGCAGTTTGTAATTGGGCAGCACAATGTAAGTTCGAAAAACGAGATCTTATTGTTGATAGTGTATATAAAGCAACTGCTGAATATTGGGATATTCACGAAAGTATTGAATATAAAGAACATCTTAAATATCTTCGTAAACGTAAACGTGAAGCTGATGAAAAACGACGTGAAACTAAACGTTTAGCTAAAGAGAAAAGAGATAGTGAAAAAGAAGCGCTAAAAGAATTAAACGAACGCGCTGAATACGAACGACTCAAACAGAAGTTCGAAGTAAAATAATTAAGAGAGTAGAATGAGCGAACCATTATTTACATCAGATTTACACTTAGATCACGCTAATGTTATTCGATATTGTAAACGACCGTGGTTACGAGATGGTGATGAAATTAAAAATGAAGAAGGTCAATTAGTTTGGGTTGATCAACATATTGCTGAAGAACGCAAAAACGAAATGAACGAAGCATTGATTGCTAATTGGAATAAAACAGTTGGTCAAAAAGATACTGTTTATTGTCTCGGTGATATTGCTTTTGTAACTTCTGAAGATAGACTTAGAGAACTTATTGGACGTCTTAATGGTCATATCCATCTTATTCGTGGTAATCATGATAACCGTAAGATTTTCAAAAAGGCTGCTGATGTTTTTGCAAGTATCAGAGAACTTAATAAAATTACTTGGGATAAACAAAAGATTATTCTATGTCATTATTCAATGAGAGTTTGGGATTGTTCTCATCGTGGATCTTGGCATTTATATGGTCACTCTCATGGACTTCTACCTGGTCATGGAAAATCTTTTGATGTAGGTGTTGATGCATGGGATTATAAACCAGTTACTTTTTCTCAAGTTCGTCAAAAAATGGATTCATTAGATATTCAATTTGATCATGAAGGAAGAATTCGATAATTGATAATAAATGTAAAGATGATTTAATGAGAAATAAAGTATGAAAATCCGACGTATAAATCTTTTGGCAGGTCCTGGAGTTGGTAAAACAAATTCAACCGCAACAATTTTTGCTAAGCTTGATAGACTTGGTCTTAATATTGAACAAGTTGATGAACATGTTAAATCATGGGCTTATGAAGGAAAACAAATTACTAAATATGATCAGTTGTATCTATTTAGTAAACAAATTAGGAAAGAAACAATCTTTCTTAATAATGGAGCCAATATGATTATTACAGATAGTTCGCCATTATTAGCTGTTGCATATAGTATTAAGTACGGTGCCAACTTCCAAAAAGAATTAATCAACCTTTATAAGTCATATGAAGCTGATTTTCCAAGTATTGATATTTATCTTGGAAGACCTGATGGCGAATATGCTGAAAGTGGCCGTTATGAAAGTAAAGAAGAAGCACAGAAGATGGATAGTTTAATTAAGGATATCTATTTTGATATGCTTAAGAAAAGTTCATTAAATTATATTAATGATGGCCATAATATTTGTGCAACGATCGCGTTAATTAAATTTAAAATGGGATTGGAAATGAATGAAAAAGATAAGCTTGGATTAAAGCAAGCAGAAATAATGGAAAGAAATTAAATTATGAAAAGTAGAAGTGGTTTTGTAAGTAACAGTAGTAGTTGTTCATTCGTATTAGTTCTTCCAAAAACTGAAGAAAAAGAATTCATGAATTCACTCGATGATATTCAAAAAGCATTAATGAAAGATTTTAGAGAAGATAAAACAAAAACATTTCTTGGTGAAGAATGTGTTATATTTTCTCAAGAGGTTGGTTATCTTTGGGAATGTCCCGAATATGTTTTAGATAATCTTTCAGATAAGTTTACTAAAGAAGAAGTAGATGAGTTGGAAGATGGTTATTCTTATAATGATAATGAAGCTATAAGAAAGTTTAAAGAAATCTATGGTTATAGTCCAAATTCTAGTGATGCTTTTGATGCAATTAAATTTCCTAAAAATTCATTAGTACATTTCGAGCGCTCATAAATGATTACGATAGTAATTTGTACAAGAAAATCTAAAGACGAATGGTTAGAAACGAAGTTTGCAGACTTTGTTAGTGGTACATCTCATGTTATTTTCTATGAGAATACTAAAGGTCTTAGCGAACGATATAACGAAGTGCTTGATTATAAGTGTGCACAAAATGACGATAATATTTTTATTATGATGCATGATGATATTACTATCAATATGGAATCTGATGATTGGAATATTTTTGAAGAAAACTTATCTAAATTAGAAAAAATATTAGAAGAATCAGAATTTGATATTATGGGTTTAGCTGGAACATCTTCATGGACATTAAAAAGTCCAGCTGTCTGGCATAATTCTGATAAATCTAAGTGGTCTGGTTTGGTACGTCATTCGCATCAAGGAAAAGAATGGGATACAAATTTTGGACCAATCGGAAAACGTTGTATTATTGTTGATGGTTTGTTTATTGCTGCTAAAGTAAAAGTTTTCAAAGATGTAAAATTTGATCCGCAGTTTACATTCCATCATTATGATATGGACTTCTGTTTATCCGCCCACCAAAAAGGTTACACAATTGGAACAGTTCCTATTGATGTTACTCATTATAGTGTTGGAGATTTTAGAAATGATCCAGTATGGCATGAAAGTGAAAAATTATTTATTGAAAAATGGAGTAAGTAATGCTTGTAAATTTAAGAATAGGTGATAGTCATCGAGATGGACATGGTAAATATGATGATCAATATTATGAAGTTAATTGTGAAAATCAACGTGAATTATTAGAAGCGTATTCTGAAGGTGTTAAAATCTGTGGAGTTAATCTTCAAGAAGATTGTGCATCAGAATATGAAGATATCAGTATTACTATTGGTGATTTTAAGAAGCTTTATAAACATGGTATATTAAACGACGATGATCTTAAATATGCAATGGAAGAATATGAAGATGATATTGATGTATCATTTGAAGAACTTGAAGATACAAAAAAATTCGAATGTTTTTTCTGTGAAATGGATTTTGATATACTTTGGTTAGAAATAGCTAAACTTGGAAAACCAGATTTAAAGTATAATAAGACAAGCAACAAAGTTCCACGAATTGATATTGGTGGATATGGATTATATTGGTAGAAAAATTATGAAAATAGCAGTAATTCCAGGTTCTTTTAAACCACCACATATCGGTCATTATATGATGATTGAAAAGTATTCAAAAGCGGTTGATAAAGTTTATGTTATGATTTCTGCTCCTGGTCCAACATCCAAGAGTTTAAGAACAATAAATAACAAACCAATTGATCCTCAAATTGCGCTTACGTTACTTGATATTTATTGTCAACATCTACCAAATGTTTGGATTAGTATTTCTCAAGCTCCATCTCCGGTTAAAGGTGCATATGATTTTATTGAAACTTTAAAAGATTGTGATGTAATTGTTGGTGGTTCAAACAAAGATGGTAAATTAGATAGACGTTGGTCTGGCATTAAAAAATATATGGAAGAACATAATTCAAGTATTAACATTATTGATGATATTACGTTTGATGCATCTCCACTTCCAATATCCGCATCCGATTTTAGAAAAGATTTACAATATCGAAGATTGGAAAAGTTTAATAGTTATATTCCAACACATGTAAATGGACCAATTAAAGAAGAAGTATTTCAGTTGCTTGGTGAGTTATCAAGTGAACAAACTGAGTGGCATTAACAATAAAATAAGGAGAATTTCAAATGGGATTCTTTGGTAAATTATTTGGTAAAAAAGAAAAAGAACTAACAAAAGCTGAACTTAAATCTAAACTCGAAGAAATGAAAAAGCTTCGTGAGGAAATTAACGAACGTCAAGAAAAATATGATGCTTTGAAAAAGGAAGTAACACCTACAATGAAAGCTCGTATGAAAGATGGTGTTGTTAATAAACAAGTCCGAACTAAATATCCTGAAATGGATGAAGATATTTTCTTCGATGAAGACGATTTTCTCATGTTGGTAATGCTTGTTGATGCATTTACAGAAGTTTATTACGAATTAGAACAAGGTGATATGTATTACGAAGAACCTGTAATGATTAATGAATATGAATCAGTACTTAGTGATAATGATATGATTTCTTCTAGTATCTCACAAGCTACTGAAGAATCTTCTTATACTCCAGATCCAGAACCAACACGAAGTTCTAGTTATGATAATGATACTTCTTATAGTAGTGGAAGTTCATCTTATGATTCTGGTAGTAGTGACTGTGGAGGCTGTGACTGATATGGGTGGAGCAGCAGGACATATGAAACATCCCTTTGAAAATGTAAATCTTACTGGTCAAGATCTTGTTGACATGTTTGATTCCATTGTCAAAGGTGATACTCCAACTTATGAAAAGGTTGATGGTATTAATCTTCATTTAACAATGCGTGGTGGAAAAGCAGTAATTGCACGAAACAAAACAACTGCAGTTGAACCAATTGTTCCTGAAAAACTTATTGGAATGATTAGTAATGATGAAGCTGCAAATGTTATGATTAGTGCTGCTCGTGAATTAGAACAATTATTACGTGATGCACATATTTATGATCTTAGCGGAGAATTTATCAATTTTGAGATTATGAATGATTTTACAAATCGTATGTTTAAATATAAACCAACAATCGTTATGCATTCTATTGTTACTTTCGATGAAAAAGGTAATGTAAAAACAAAAGAATGTCCAAATTATATTCGTGGTATGATTGGTGACGGTATTGAATTTAATGTTCGTGGTCCTAATCAAATTACTTATATCATTGATAATCATCGTTATGAACGTTATAAAGAATCTCTATTAAGAACTGTTCCAAAAGATGTCACTTTAAATCAAATTTATAAAGAACGTCTTATTCTTCATATGAAAGAACATTTCAATATGGATGTTACTAAGGCGGCTGATGATATTCTTGATCGTTGGGTTATGAGAAATACATCTAATATGGTAAAAATTAAATCTAATTTAGATCCTAAGTACTCTTCTGAGTTTACACAGATTGATAAAAAACAACGTTATCAAATAATGAGAGCTATTAGATTACATGTTGATTTAAACATTTTTAAAATGGGTGATTTGCTACTTGATGATTCTGAGGGTACTATGTCACTTACAAGTAAAGATGATCATAGATTACTTGCAGTAGATGTATTTATGGAATGTTCTAACAAAGGGCTTTTGGACTCAAGTTATATGGACGTATTTGCTCAACTCCCCGGTCCACCTGCACCGTTTGAAGGTGTAGTATTTGATTGGAAAGATCAAACTTATAAACTAACTGGAAGTTTCGCACTTCTAAATATTGCTTACGAAAAAACAACCATGGGAAGATTACCTAATGCATAAAGATGAAGTTAAAGTAAAAGTTTCTGAATTCGTTGAATCTGGTGAAAAAACATTATCATTTGATGAACTTATACCTGTTAGTCATATAGAAGAAGCAATGTTAGCAATTGGTTTTTCTTTTGAAATGGATGGCGGTGAAACTAATGGATGGGAAGTAGATTTTTGGTATAAATTTACAAGTGAACTCTATGGTAATTATACATATCAAGGCTCACTATTTTATGGTAAACCTATGTTAAGGAAAGATTAATGTCATATACGATTCTTTGTTATCAGTGTAGCAAACTAATTGAGACTACAAATATTGATCCATGTGGAGAAAGTTATATTTGTAAACAATGTCATGATGATTGGCTTTATGCAAATATAAATCCTCAACAATACAAATACATGATTCAATTTAAACAATTTTATAATGATACTGAATCAGAAGTTGTATATGGTGAAGGATCTTTATATGATATGATGCTTGATATTAACTGTACATGTATGGGTGAATCTTTTATGAGTACTATTACAGATGCAACTTTTTGTATTCCATTAAATCCAAAAATTACAATGGAAGAATTTAAAGCTTTAATGGAAGATTATCTTGTTGTTGATAAATGGGAAATTAAGAAAATAAAAGAACCTAAAGAGATGGTTTTATTAAAACGTGTCTTTAAACATATCGCTGATAGTTATTTTAATGATCATAAATTAAGTCCTTGGTATTTACAAAAGGTAAGTTTTGATAGAGGTCTTGGTGAAGATATTGGAAACTTTATTAATGGCAGAGATCATAAGTATTTTAAAATAATGAAAAATAAGCATGATAGATAGACTAAAAGATTATTCAGTTGATGAAATTAGAAGTATTGTAACACGAACTTTTAATCCTCAATTATTTCATAAAGTAGAAATGGTTGTAGTTATTGATCATAATGATAATGAAAGCTATGATAAAAATAGTGATTGCTTTATCATTAAATGTAAATATAATGAAAATTATAAAAATGAATATGTCGGTTATGATGTTATAACAGGGTTTATTAAAGAGCATACAGATATTAGTATTCAATTTTTAAAATGGGAATCTTGTTTAAGAATGTTGAAATGGAGAGAAAATGAAAAGTAGAAACGGATTTGTAAGTAATAGTAGTAGCTCATCGTTTATTATTCTAGTAAAAGAAAAACCTCAAACTAAATTCGAAAATTTGTGGTTTGATATGTATGTTCATAAAGATGATTGGATAAAAGAACATATTGAAGACGAACTTGAATGGTATAAAGAAAAGAATAATATAGCTAAAATTGAAAAATATGAAAAAGAACTTAACTTTTATACAGAAAATGAAGCTGATATTTATGAAATTTCAATTGATTATGATGATGAAAAAGGATATGATTTTCTTGAAAAACTAGTAAAAGCTGGTATTATTGAAAAAATAAAGGATTGTTAAATGCAACTTATACAACAACCACAACTTGATTTTTCTCAAGTGATGATGAAACCAAAGCGTTCATCTTTGACGTCGCGTGCAGACGTCTCGCTCGTACGAGAATTTAGAGGTCGATGGAATCCTGATAAACTAATAACTGGCGTTCCAATCGTTGCGGCAAATATGGATAATATCGCTACGATTGATATGGCAAAAGCATTATCAGAATATGAGATGATGACAGCTATGAGTAAATTTACTACACTCGATGATTGGGATAAAATTTATTGTAGCGCAATACATGATAGTTTAGTTTTTCCTACAATAGGAATTCGTTCTGTCGATGAATACGAACAATATAAGGTTATGCAGAAAGTACATTCACTATCCGCTGAAACTTTATTAATTGACGTTCCTAATGGATACACTGAAAGATTTCTTGAGTTTGTTTCCAAAATTAGAAAAGAAAACCCGAAAATCTTTATGATTGCAGGTAATGTAGTATCGGCAGAACAGGTCGAAGAACTTATTACGCGCGGTGCTGACTGTGTTAAAGTTGGTATTGGATCCGGTTCCGCTTGTCTTACTAGAATTAAATCTGGTGTAGGACGTCCTCAATTTACTACTGTTGTTGAATGTGCTGATGCTGCTCATGGTCTTGGTGGATATATTATGTCTGATGGTGGATGTACTAATCCAGGAGATATTGCTAAAGCCTTTGGTGGTGGAGCAGACTTCGTAATGCTTGGTGGTATGTTTGCAGGTCATGATGAATGTGATGGTGAGATTGTATCTAAATATAATGTATCACATTCAACTTTAGAAGACGCTAAATATAATTCTGTACAATCATTTGTTGACGGTGTTAGTGGATTATTACCACAAAGTGATGAAGAAGAACAATGGTATAATATTAATCCTCGTCCATATTACGAACCTGTATATGAAGAAAAGAAGTTCAAACAATTCTGGGGTATGTCTAGTACTAAAGCTATGGAAAAACATTATGGGAAACAGGATGATTATAAAGCTTCCGAAGGTCGTGAAGTTCTCGTTCCATATCGTGGCCCAGTAATTAATACCATTCAAGATATTCTTGGTGGAGTACGTTCTGCTTGTACTTATATTGGAGCTCGTAAAATTAAAGATATGCCAAAATGTGCTACATTCTATACAGTTAGTCAACAAGTAAATAACCCATACGATAAGTAAAGATGAAAACAGTAACAATAAAAGAATTACAAAAAGAAGCATCATGTCAATGTGATAAAAATATGGATCATTTTGACACAGTTGTATATGTACATGATGCCGATTGGCATTTTCAAGCCGTGGGAATTGGAAATATCTCATTTCATTGTAGAATTTGCAATAAAGAAATTCCACCTAATGGATATATGAGAACTTTTCAATGGGCTGGTGAAGATCAATGTAAAATGTGTATTGACTGTGATGAAACTTTAAGACATAGTACTGATGACATTCCCAATGCTATCATTAAAGTAAAAAGACTTTTATTAGACAAGTAAATAATCTATATAATAAGTATAAGAAAAGCCTGCTGAGAATGATCAAAGAAAAAATAACGGGAAAATAGTAATTATGTTTAATAGAGATAGATATTTAGTTACTGGTGGTGCTGGGTTTATTGGAATAAACCTCGTTGAACTATTGTTATTGCGAGGTGATGAAGTCTGTGTAATAGATAATATGTCTTATGCCGCTAATCCAGAAATTCACAATATGAATTGTGGTTTAGTTATTGCTGATATATGTGATATTAATATAGTAAGACAAACACTTAGATGTTTTAGACCAACACATATTTTACATTTAGCTGCTGAGTCTCATGTAGATAATTCTATTGCAGATGCTACAGCATTTGTCCATACTAATATTGAAGGTACACATGTATTATTAAGCGAATCTATGCATTATATGCAAGCACGTCAATATCATGATAAAGATTTCAAACTTCGTTTTGTATATATGTCTACTGATGAAGTTTATGGAGATCTTCCATTAGGTGAAGGCTTTTTTACAGAGGACTCTCCATATAACCCCAGTTCGCCTTATTCATCTAGTAAGGCTGCTGCTGATATGTTGGTTAAATCTTTCATTAAAACCCATGGGTTTCCTGCTATTATAACTCACTGTTCTAATAATTATGGTCCTTATCAACATGAAGAAAAATTAATTCCTAAATTGATAAGAAAGTTATGTAAATCTGAAGAATTTCCACTATATGGTGACGGTTTAAATGAACGTGATTGGATCTATGTAGATGATCATATTAAAGGTTTTTTGCGAGCCGCTGATGAAGGAAAAATTGGTGAAGTTTATAATTTTGGAGCAAATACAGTTTATTCAAATATCGATGTAATTGATAAAATTTGTAATACAATTAATATTGATAAGAATAAATATATTAGATTTGTAAAAGATCGTAAAGGGCACGATCGTAGATATGCAATAGATGCAACAAAAGCGAAAAAGAAACTAAAATGGGAACCAAGAGTTTCATTTGAGGAAGGAATTAAAAGGACTATTGGATGGTACGAGAAGAACAAGAATTGGAGATGATATTAGAATGCTCTATATTAGAATGTAAAAATATTGCAACAGTTGGTAATAAATGTACAGAATGTCATGATGTTTCTATTAGAATGGAAAAGTTATGGAAAGAAAAAACTAAAGAGATAATTATAGATGAATTATGAAAAAGTGCCAACAATTAAAATTCCAAATTTGCGAAAAATAGAACCAGAGCTTATTGAATTATCTGAAAATCCAAAGATTCAACCAATGAATCCATCTAAGTTTTCAGCATTTGCTCTATTTCAATCTGAACCAATTGAAGAAACATCTGAAGAACGTAAAAAACGTATGGAAGAATTCCTTATACGCCAACGAAATAGAAACGCAAGAGATCTCAGAGATGATCATGTTTGTGTAACATGTGCTGAAAAATATATTGAACATGGTAGTATTGGAATGGAAGTAATGGGTGATGCATACTGTGAAAAACATAATTGGCGATTTCCATTTTATGATAATAACATTAAAGTACTTTGTATTAAATGTGCAAAAGAAGAAAATGTATGTCGACATTGTGGAGAAAAAATAGAAGAACAATGGATATACGAAAAGGATAAAGATTATGGCACATTATGATTGTAGTAATTGTGGAGCTTTTGAAGGTATAGATTTTGGCTACTGTACACAATGTACACCACAAGAAGTTTTAGATGCTAAAAAAGATTTAGAAGATGCTAAGAAAAAGGCTGCTCTAGATTTTGATAAAAAGATGAGTGAAATTAAATGTGCTTTTATTGCACATAGTATTAAATCATATAAAGAAACTTATGATAGATTATATCATAGTTATAAACCTTAATTAAATTTTAATAAAGTAAGATTAATATGATAAATGAATTGAAGCGTGTAGCATCTCATAAACGTGAAATTAAAGAAATAAAACTTGTTGATAAAGGTTATGGATTTGCTGAAGTTACAATTATTGTAGCTGATAGAAAGTTAAATTTATATTTTTATAGTGGTGAACAAATCGATATAATGAAGTTAAAAGATTGTTTTATCGATGAATACAACGTTACATTAGAAAAAGGCCGGAAATATAAGATTGTTAATAAATTAAATGACAAAGAATTTGTTTCAAGATTTTATCCAGGAAAAGATTATTCGCTTAGTAGATATTTTATTCGTGGTTATGAACAAGAATATTCTCTAGGTGATTTTATATTAGCTCAACCAGATAATGGTACATGGGAATCAAGATATAATATCTCAATTGATCATAACACTATTATTGAAGATATCACCGATAATAAAGAAGAAATGGAAATATTCAAACAAAATCTTATTAATGCAGGACTAACAGTTACATGATTAAAGCAATTGAAGACGTAAGTAATACATTAGAAGTATTTAGAAAAGACTTAAAAGAATTTTTAACTAATAAAGATCTCAATTTAGATGAAAGATGGGAAGCATATTGTAAAGCTTGTGACTGTGGAATTATTCACTATTATTATAGTTGCTATTATTCTCACAAGATTTTAGATGATAAAGATTTTAATCACTATGATGATTTATGTATGGAACGTTATGAAACAATTTCATTTGTAGATTTTATAGAACGTCTTAGTGAAGATGATCAAGATTATACTAAAGAAGAAATTAATATTATTAAAGAAGATATCTTACAAAACGAAAGCAGTAGTAAAGGTTTTGAGTACGATTGGTAAAATAATTTCTTAATAGAGTTTACAAAGATGTTTGTTGATTTATCTTATCTTAGGATACCTTATAAGGTACATGCATTAGATATGGATAATAAACATGAACAAGGAACTACGGAATGAAATAGTAGAAATCCTCAAAGACGGCAGCTTTAAAATATCAACTATTAAGTTGGAAAAGATGCGTAACATGCTCTCATTAGATGAGCACAAGGAAACCAAATTAAAACAATTTCTAATTGAAATTAACATACCTGAAGAAGTAGTAGAATTAGTTATTGATACTATGCTTCTCAGATTTAAGAATTTAGATAAATTCTGTGAATATCTCGATAATAGAGATATTGATCTTTTTGACTATCTTGATAAGATAGTTGATCTACCAAAACTGTTTGAAACAAGAGGTATTGATCCTGAATTAATTAGATGGTTGATGCTTCTTGTTTGGAGAACTACACCACCCGCAGGCATCGCTGAAGCTGCCATAGCTATCTTATTTAAAGGTGGCCGTAAGCCAGGTAATATGGAATGGGGAGATGCAATACTAGGTCATAACCATATAGAAGTTAAAGGAAAACGTGGCTGTCTTATTGGACCAAGAGCTTATGGTGATGGACAAAGTGTTGGTTTGTATATGAGTAAGAAATTCTCAGAATATGCAGGACGTCAACTTTCTAAAGATCCTGGCAAATATAATTTCTATAAAAGAAATGTTTGGTATGTTGAAGAATTATCAACTGAATTAATACTTGATGGGAAAATGACATCTGATGATGTCGCAGATATTATTGCTGGTGGATTACATCTTCTTTATAGACAAACTAAAAAATGGAAGATTAAGAAATGGGTCAAAGATTGTATTAATGATGTGGGACGTTTTGATAAGGAAAAGTTTTGGGAAAAGTTCTTTCTTTTCTCGTTTAAGTACTATCATAAATGTGAAGGCTATGATTATATGGTCTTAGCTAACGGAGATAGAATCTTAACGTTTGATCCTAAACATATTAGAAAGAATCTTAAGAATATTAAAATTGATGGAATTCCATCTTGGAAAGGTTCAAGTATTCAAAATAAAGCTTTTTCAATTACTTTGCGATAATTCAGTTTAGTTATAATAAATAGATTAAAAGGATTGTCGTTATGAAAAAGCTAACTTTCGTATTTATCTGTTTATTTCTCGTAGGCTGCCTCTCGACTAGGAAGCTTCCTGAACTTCCACCAGATATCAAACCTCCACAAATTGAGAAAGGTGTTGCGAATGCTGTTAAAACTCTTGATAAAAGTGTTGGGATTGCTAAAGCAATTACAAATGAGAATGAAATTCTTGCAAATGAAATTACTAAAACTTCTAAAGACAATACTATCAAACGACATTCAACGAAAATATCTGGTAATAGTAAACAAGTAATTACTAAGCTTGATGAAGCTACTAAAAGTATTGATGAATTAATTGAACTTAACTATCAATTATCTTTAATGAATAAGTATCTTAAAGATATTGATAAGCAGCACAAACAAGTACTTAAACAAAATAAAGAACTTAGAAAAGAATTAGATAAAGCTAATAAAATGCTTACTGATATAGCAATGAAGACTGATGAAAACTTTGCTGTTATTATGAGAATTCTTATGGGAATTGGAGCAGCGGGTATTGTAGCAGGTGTTGCAATGATTGCTTGGGGCATTTATACAAAATCTGGTTTTATTAATACTGGATTTTTAATCTGTGCTATTTCAATTGTCGTTCTAAGTTCAGCATATTTCATGGGATCAAATCCAATAGTTGTTGCAATTATTGGTGGTATTTCAGTTATCGGCATTGTTATCTATCTAGTGATTCTTCTCTATAGACATCGCGCCGCTTTAGAAGAAACTGTTGAATCTATGGAAACAGTTAAGAAGCATGGATGGAAAAATGGTAAAGAAAAAATCAATCAATCAATCTTTACACGTGAAATTGTAAATGAAGCTAAATTGAAAAAGAAAAAGATTGAAGATAAAAAACAAAAGAAAGCATTAAAAAATGACTAAGCTTATTGCATTTGGAATTTTTGGAAGTGCTATTATCGGATTCATTATATACGTAATAAGATGTATTCGTGAATATAAAGAAGAAATTAACAGGAGAAAATAATGGCTAATTTTAAAGAGCTACTATTAGAATTACAAGATAAAAACAATCTTAAACTTCTTTTTGAAAAAGATCATAGAAAAAATATTGTTAATAAACTTAATTTTTCTCAAGAAGTCGCAGATTGGCTTCATGGTCTTAGCGATAAATATTCTATTTGGTTCGCTAAACAAATCAAAGAAAAGGGTTTACAAGAACGTGTTTTAGCCGAACTTCAAGATAGATTTGAAGAAGACTTTAATAATATTATCGACTGGATTAAAGGTCGTGCAGATGAAAGAAATCCAATCATAATTAAAAATTATGATTTTGATAGTGCTAAAGAAGCTGCTGATGAATGGCATGAAAATCTTGAATCTAAAGATGATGAAATTAAAATTGTTGGTGTTGAAGATGACGATCTTAAAACTGGTACTGTGATAGCTAAGTATGATGATGGATGGTATTGGATTAATCTACATAAAAGTTATTGTAAAAAAGAACGTGATACAATGCAACATTGTGCGACTGCTCGGAGTGGTAATACTTTAATTTCTCTTAGAAAATCGGGTATTACCAAAGGTGTAACTTTAGATATTAAACCAGATTTTTCAATTTATAATCAATTGAAAGGAAAACAAAATGCAAAACCAGTTGAAAAATATTATCCTTACATAATTGATCTTTTTAATAAACTAGATGTTCCCAAATATGATCATCGTTGGTTAGGAAGTGATTGGACTATTTTTGATCTTCCAATACCAGAAGCTAATAAACTTCTAAATGGCCCAAAGGGTAAACAATGGCATGAACATCTTAAAAATATTGCTGAAAAAACTAATGCTAATATATTAATATATGATATTAATGATGAGTTAAAAGCATGGATTTTAAATAAAGAAAATAGAATAAGAGAAGAATTTGAGGAAAACCTTAAATTCAATAATATTAATATTGATCCCAACTTTACAATTGAATATGATACAGATGAACCAGATATTCAAGAAATTGTTAGAGAAATTAGTAATCATGTTCGTGCCAATGGTTATAAAAGTGAAATAATGGATGATGAACCTGGACAAATTGGTTGGTGGTACACTATTGATAATAAATTTTATGAATATGCATTAACTGGTATGCATATTCTTGGTATATCTTTCGAAAAAATCCATGATGGATTTTTAGTATCTAACTTAATTCCAAATATAACAGGTGATCCTATAGAAATGGATGTAAAAATTAAAAAACCTGGCATTATAACCGGTAAAGAAATTATTGAATGTTTTACAGCAAATAGAGGAAAATAAAATATGTTAAACAAATACAAAGAAGCTTATATTAATATGTTAAATAAAGCACATGATAAAAAACGTTTACCCATTGTTGAAGATATGTCTGTGGGAAATATCGGACCTGCGGGTGAAATGGGTGCAGCTGGAGTATCTGATAATCCAGATCTTAAATTTAACGTAATGAATGTTGGTCGTAAGAATGTTATTGGTTTAACTGCACGACGTGGTGGTAAAGGCGGTTTGGTTGGGCAATGTACTTGTAAAAAGAAAAAAGATAATTGTAAAAAATGTATGAAACAAGCACAAGTTACATTAGTTAATTGTTTACAATCTAAATACAAAGTTGCTATTACTGAAAATGAAGAAGATATTTTCTTAGAACTTACTTCTATTGATCCTGAATCAGGTGAAGCTGATGCTGAAGTACAAGAACTAACTGAATATAATGATGGAAAAAAAGACTTTACAGAAAATGAACTTGACTATCTTATTTCCCTTGTTGATCTTCAAAAGAAAAATGCTAACGAAAATAATTATTATGAAGATGATGATATTCTTAATAGCATGAAAAGAAAATTAGAATTAATGTTGGAGAAATATCGTTGATGAAGTTTAATGATAAATATAATAAATTAATGGAAGCTTTTAAGCAACCATCAAAAGAAACTATTGATCAAAAGAAAGAAGATATTTGGATTAAAATTTTTGGTGATAAAATCAATAAACTTTATAGCGCATCTGAACAAGTTAGATCATTAGAAAAATCAGATGAATTTCATGGTGATATTTATGATGATACTTATTTGAAAGAATGGGCGTTAGATTTATTATCAAAAACAGATGCAGCAGATGAAGAATTTGAAATATACAATCATCTAGATCAAGGTATTAGTTTAATGATTAATATGATTGATGACGAATGGTACGCAAATACTAAACTATATCCACGTAAAGAAATGATTGAAGCTGGAGAAATTGATAATAACTTTCTTGCTGAACTTCTTTTTTCACTTGCTCGAGTCGTAGAATTTCAAAAAGACGAATGGATAAAAACATATTACGGAGACGGATTTAATGCACAAGTTTAAACAATTATTGATGGAAGCTAGAGATGGTATGCTATTAGAAAAAGACCATCGTAAAAATATTAAAAAGATTGGATTATCAGATGAAGTCGCAGATTGGCTTCATGGTCTTAGCGATAAATATTCTATTTGGTTTGCTAAACAAATCAAAGAAAAGGGTCATGAAAAAAGAGTTGTTGCAGAACTACAAGATAGATATGGAAATATTTTTAGAGGAATTATTGATTGGATTCGTGGTTCAGCTGAAGAAAATAATCATGTAATTATCAAAAATTACGATCTTGATGCCGCAAATCAAGCACAACAAGAATGGCATGAAAGAATAGCATCATCTAAATTATCTGTTGCCAAACCAGAAACAGATCCAAATCTTGTTGGTGGAGAATATGAATATGATCGTTATGGTACAATTGAAACACGTGTAGCTGATAAAGGTGAAATTATCTATAAATTCGATGACGGTACTTATGTAATATATATTCCCAAAAGAGTATGTGGATATGAAGCATCAGCTGCACGTCATTGTGGTTCTGCTGGTAGTATTCCGGATCATCATATTGTTTCTATTAGAAGACAGGGTGATCCTTTAGTAACTCTTGCAATGCTTAAAGATACTTTTGCTGAATATTCTCAATGTAAAGGAAAAGCTAACGAACCTGTAAAAAAAGAATATTGGAAATACATTATTGAATTTTTTGAACATATTGATGTACCTATTCATCTTGCAGGTTATGTACCAGCTACAGACTGGACAATATTAAAATTAGATTATGATGATGCAAATAAATTGTTAACTGGTCCAAAAGGTGATCAATGGAATAAGCATTTATTATCTGCTTATAAAACTCAAGGCATCAAAGATTTTTCTGTATATAAAATTAATGATGAAGTAAAGCAATATCTTGCTCATGAAGAAGAAAAGAGACAAAATAAACTCTTAGGTGTTCTTGAATATAATGGTATTATTATTGATAATGATGAAAGATTTGAATTTGATCCAGAAAATATTAATGAAAATGAATTAAAAGAGTGGATCTATGGTATTTTAAATTTAAAAGATTCACAATATCTTGATGACGAACCTGGACAAATTGGTATTTGGTATAAAGTCCCTAGTAAATATTATAGCGATATGGTTACAGGTTCGCATATTTTCGGTTTTGATTTTGAAGTATTGAAAGACAATGTATTAAAAACAATACTTGTTCCTCATATGACTGAAGATTTAATTTCTTATACTTATAATTTACCAGAACCTGGAGTTATTACTGGTAAAGATCTTAAATTAGCAATGATTAAAACACGCGGAAAATAAGTAAGAAATTTTACTTAGATAAATTCAAATATAACTATTAAGGGAACGAAATTTTAATACGAAAAGGTGTTTAAAATTTCGTTCTCTCGTTTATTTTAAATAACCTCTCGTTAATAATAATTGGACGACCGTATATAATATCAGTTGGACCAAAAATTATAACATCGTTCAATTGTCAGTCTTCTTGAAAATTTTCTAAATGATAACATTGAAAAAGACATGTCAAACATTTTCTTAATAACGAACTATTAATCAAATTTATTAAAATGGACCGTTAAAATTTCGTTCTCTCGTTTATTTTAAATAACCTCTCGTTAATAATAATTATACGACCGTTATTATATATGGTCGTATTAAAAATTATAACACCGTTCAATTGTCAGTCTTCTAGACTTATTTCGTTTCTCCTAAAGATGATGCAAGTATTTGTTCTATATCTTTATAATTACATCCGAAATATTTCCTCCTTTATAAATAGATTTAGTGGGTTATTATCAAATCCACCTTCAACAATAAGGAACTACTTATGAGCTCAACAAATGAACAATTGCAAGATCACGCAGTGAAAATTAAAGCTAACGAAGTAAACATCGATGGCCTTAAAGAGCAAATTGGAGAGCACAGTAAGGTTGATAAAGATGAGCATGAGAAACTCGAGAATAAGATCAGTAAGGCCTCCGATGGATTAGTAGAGGTAAAAGGTTCAGTGAACCTTCTTGCACAGGAAGTGAAAGACCTGATCATGTTAAGAAATAGTCTAAACGCAAAATTGTGGAAGACATTACTCGGACTCATATTATTCGCGATTATTTTCGCTATCATACAAAATACCGAAGTTATCGGTAAATTATTCGGGTTATTAACAAAAGCGGGGTCATAATGAACCAGCCTAAGGTGTTATTAGTCACCAAGAATAACATACTAAGTGAAAAGTTAGAAGGCATTTTAGGGGAGAATGCTAAATTAGAAATCGTAAATACAATTGACAATGCTATCGAGAAAATTTTAGCTAATGGTTTTAGTCTTACAATTCTCGATTGTCAAATGGATTTTCCGGAGACAATCATGCCAGAAGATCTTATTAAATTAAATTATGTTCTATGTAAAGGACTAATTTTAATTGGTGATAAATCTTATGAAAAGCGTGTTAAAAAATCGATTGGAAAGTCTTTCTCCGAATTACCGGTATGGAGAGTAGATGAATTAGATATTAATGATCAGTTAGTTAATACATTTAATAAAGTATTAGATGTTAAGATTCAAACTCATCAAGAATTATTTAATGACATTATGAATGATATCCAATCAATTAAGTCTAGTTTTTTCTATAAAGTGACAAGTATCTTTCTATAATTTCGTTGGGAGAAAGAGTGAGATGAAGTTTGTAATTAAAGAAAAAGATAAGTACTTTTATGTGTATAGAAAGTACTTCTGGTTATTCCGCATTTTAGAAAGTACACATGCTACAAGAGAAAAAGCAGAATATTATATTAAAATGAGAAAGAGTCAATTAGATGGCAGGTAAAAAGAAATGGAATAAGTGGGGAAAGAAAACCAGATTTGACACTGGTGAATATCATCCAAAAAATAAAGATAAGTATAAGGGTAAATTACCTATTATTTTTAGAAGCTCATGGGAAAAACAAGCAATGTGGTGGCTTGATAACCATCCAGGTGTAGTATCATGGGGCGCAGAATCTACAGTTATACCTTACTACTTCAAAGGTAAACGCCATAGATATTTTATTGATCTTACTGCAACATTCACAACTTCAACAGGCCATCAAAAATACCTTATTGAAATAAAACCATATAAGCAGACCATTCCTCCAGTTGATTCTCCTAGAAAGAAAAAGAAAACTTTAATGCAAGAAGCTTTTACATATGGTAAGAATCAAGCTAAATGGGATGCTGCGACCGCTTATGCTAAACGTAAAGGTTGGAAATTTATTGTAGTTACTGAAAAGCAACTATTCAAGGATAACTAATCATTACTCATACATAACGAGAACAAAAAGCATATATGAAATAAAGCCCCATTGAGAATCAAAGACCATTCATTGATATCAACCACTGCTGAACCAAGTGCATTGATTCCAAAGAATATCCATAGTTTGTCAATAAGTTTCATCACAATTCTCCAATATCTGTTTCATAATCAAACGGGAAATAACTAGCGAATTCCTGTTCAAATACTACATTAGATGGTGGAGTGGAACATGCAAACATCTGAACCATTTCACGTGAAGTGTACCCATTTAGGTTGGGTCTCATGGTATATGCTACAAGAAACTCTTGTTCAGGATGATTAGCAGCGTAAGCATAGAATTTTATAATGTTAGCAATGATCTCATCTTTACTTAATGACTTTGGCATGCCAGCATGAACTACTGTTGGTAATGCGTATGATCTACCTTCTGTACCTTCTTGATAACCTTTACCCTGACCTTTGACATTCCACTTTCCCTTCTTTCCTTTTGGCCACGTATCATAACGTACATCACGCCAAACATTACCAGACTTACCAAAAGAAGCAAAGCCAGCTGCACCCCCACCATGAAATCCATCTAAATTACTCCCAAAGACAAATACTTGATTGTCTTTTAATTCTGTTATTAAACCGCTATAAGTTTTCATTAATTAATCCTGATATCTAGAATTTTCTTAAATCCAAGATTCTTTAAAAAAGGCGTTGGCTTATTCAAAGCCAACGCCTTATCACCATGACAAATTTTACAGATCTTTGAGCATCTTCTTCAGATCTTTTGTACTTGCAGATTTAAGAGAATCATTCTCTTTCTCTTCAAGAATTGCAAGAATCTGTTGTTTCTTATCGCGCGCGATTGCAGCTTCTTCAGCTTTCTTTTCTTCGCCGAGACGTACTTCAATGATATGCTTAACAATGTCAAGCTTCAGTGAAGGAACAACTTTCTTCCGAGTCTTCTTAATGAAGCTAATTTCTTCATCTTTGACTTCTTTGTAAAGTTCCTTTGCTACGCCGTCAAGGGCAGTTAAAGAAAGATCCCATAGATCTTCGACGGTTGCGTTACCATTACCAACTTTAAAACGTAACTTCATACGTGTTGCTTTTTCAAACATGATGTTTACTCCTTTTAGAATATTATTTTAATTGTACGGGAAAAGCTTCCACTTACTTTACAGAGAATACTATTTCTCTGAGTTGATGAGAATCCAACACCACTTAGCTGTTCATCAGATTCTTCTGTCTTTATTTTTGATCCAAGTACTTCAAATACTTTTCGATGTTCAGTCAGACTATCAACAAGGAATTCATTAAAGAACCCACGTGCTGGACCATCTTGTTTACATCCATCGATAATAAAGAAGTAATGTTTATTACCAACTTCATTTTCATCCCAATGATTAGGAGAATTCATAATCATTTTCACTTTGTGGAACTGTTGTGTATTAATTCCCCAAACTTCTTGGGATGACATTGAAGATGGAAGAGATCGAATAAATTCAATTCCATTTGCGTGGGTAAATTTGAACTTAGCAACTTCGATCTTTTGTCTACCACGAAGATTTTGATCATAAGAGTAAGAATGAATTTCACCGCCATATTCAAGTTCAGCAGAGAATCCACCGTTACTTTGACGATTGGAATAATTGTGAACAATGATTGTATATTCACCTTCTTGCATCTTAGATTTAGAATCCCATGTGATATTTTCAACTGCTACCTTTGTACCAGGATTCATGATATCAACATCCAACATACCAGATGATGGTTGCTTTCTACCTTTCTTAGGATAACTAATTAAGTTACCATTTGGTTCAATACAGTGAGCATCGAAATCAATGTTATTCTTACCATCATCATTCCATTGAATTGAGAAGCGAAGTACACCAGTTACATTACCACCAGCACGTTTTACACGATCTTTCATTGAATCTGTAACATCGCCATTGTAAGCCCATGAGAAATTATTAGGCCACTTCAACATACATTTAGAATCAGGATCAGTTGGTGCGATTAAACTTACCATATTGCTGGTATGTTTATTTTCAACCATTAATTCAATGGAGTCTGCCTTTGGAAGAATTGATTTAACAAATTTATCAATTGAAACTTCTTCAACTTTATCCATCTTCTTAGTATTTGCTGGAACTGTAGATGCCAATTCTTCAAATACACCCATTACTTTCTTTGCATCGCGATCGGCGAATAGTACGTTATTGATTGTTATATCATCTGCAATCGCATAACGACGTTCAAGTGCGGATAGGAAACCAAGTTGCTCAACTTTTTCTTGAGCTTTCTTAATCATTCCTTTAGTGATTAACGCAGTAGTACGTTTGTAATTAGCAGGTGCTACCTTTTCTTCAAAGGATTTAACTGCGCGATCCAATTCCTTACCTTCAGAAATATCTGAAAGCAAAGTTCCAATAACAGTATTCCGAATTGGAATTGGTTGTTGAACCCAGGTGAAATTATCTTTCTTGGTACGATCAGTAAGTTTATCATACGCTTTCTTAGCTTTGGCGAATTTAGTAACAGTCGCTTTATGCTCAGTACCACGATAAAGAGAGTTCTGATCAATCAAATCAAGAACAATCTCAATTGATTCTGTAGTAATTTTGTCAAGACTACGTTTGAATACGGAACGCATTGATTCTGTTGTACCAAGTTTAGTACCAATTTCATCACTTGAGCAGATACATTGACTTGGGATCTGAACAAAGAAGTGATTCCATTTCTTAACATCACCACTTTCAAGTAATTGACGTGTAACATCAACCCCTGCATTTCTTTCAGTTGTTAAGAAGATTGTTTTGATATCAGAACATTTGACAACTTCCGAAAGTGCATCAGCAACTGGTTGATAAATCTCATTAGTATCAACATCCCAGATTGAAACAACTTTATTATTGATAACTGCTACAACATTACCAACCGCACGAATAAATGATTTACATGTCTGACAATCATGTTCCGTACGTTCTTTATAGAGATTATCAGTCCCGGGTGGGAAGCTTGATAAGTATGTTTCCCACATTACATCTTTTGATGTTCCAGTTCGAAACAATTTATGACCTTTCATCATTTCAAACTGTTGAGCAACTGCCGTTTTAAATGCGATGAATTCTGGCATTTTGTTGTCCTTATTTAAATTATATTATTTAGATGATATAATATAACTATGAAAGTTTAAAAGTATAATTTACTTTTAATTATTTTAAAAGTATATTATTGTAGAGATTTAACAAATCTATTTGCCATTGACCAACCTTTATCAGTTGGTTCAAATCTTGCAATAGGTGAAATCTTTGTTTTATTCTCACTAAAATGAGGATCTAATGATTTCTGTTCTATAATTTCTTTATATGTTGATTCATAGACCATAATCTTTTTACCTTCATAATTTGTACAATCTAAATATTGTACTAGTAAAATAATGTATCCAGAATCATATTGCATATATGTAAGAATCTTAAAGTTTGATGGATCTGGATTTGGTAATGGTTGATTAAAATCTGAATCGTAAGAACTGGAACTTCCAAATAATCTTAAACCCATAATACTTTTATACCTCTAGGTGTTTTAATAAGTTGGTAATGTTTTCCAGCATGTGTGAATTTCTCTTTTAATTCAACTTGCATTGCTACAATAGAATCATTGCCACCAAATGAACCAACCATAACTATATCTTCAGGTTTGATTAATACTTCCATACAAACCGCACCACCACTATGATCATAATTTAGATAACAATGTATTCCTTTTACTACACTGTAAGTTTCAGAAGGATCTATATCATGATATAGACGATCACTTTTGACAATAAAATCTGTAGGTCGATGTATTTGATACGGTGAGTATATGTAACCATCTTCATTAGTTAGATAACGTTTTGATGCATGTACAAAACCATCATCGGCAACCTCAAACGACCAATCATCATGATCTAAAATTCTACAACTCATCATAACACTCCATTTCAAATTCAGCAATTTCTTTTGTTGTTAAAAATGAGAAATCACCATAGTTCCATTGTTGACGTAAAACTTCATTTTCTTTATATTGAAAAGCATGCTTTAGTTTTTCAAAATCAGTTTCGTCAATATTAATACTTTTAGCAGACCATCGATAGTGTTTTCCATCTGACATATCAGCACTACATCCTTTTGGACACCAACATGTTATTTGCCATTCTTCTTTATAATTGTCAAATGTTAATAGACTATATCCTACTGGCTTAGCCCATTTTTCAGGAGCCATTTCTCGATATCCCATCGACTTAAGAATCTGTATAATATTATTGTTCATCCATAACATTCCAAATTTTGTTTAGTACCAATAATTTTACATATCATTTTATGATAGAAGTGATATGGCCAAGTAGTAATGATTGCCCACATTGGCCAATTATCAAATTTAGTTGAACCATAGCACATAATAGCTGGTGCACCTAATAATATAAATGGTGTACATGGAATGAATAATACTATTGTTAGAACTATAAATAAACAACAGATAATAACATAAAGTAATGTACCAATAATTTGTAAAATTAATTTCATTATTTATCTTTATTATTGTTGATACTTACTTTTTTCCATTTATTAAGTTTCTCAACAAATTTATCACTCATCTGTTCGATACTAGCACCAGTTTTAAATGCAATACATGCAGCCACAATTATTGTATCAACACATTCTCCAAGGATACCATCTTCACTTGGTTCTTTATGAGTCATACCAGGTGAACGTTCACTAATAAGAATTTCTTGCGCAACTTCACCAGTTTCTTCAGCTAACTTACCAAGCATTTCAAGAATTGTTTTTCTTTCAAGACGGCTACAACCATGAATATATTTGAAAATTTCATCAATTGATTTGCTATCTAAATTAGCTTCTTCAGAATTTGCAATATTAAAAATTTCTTTAATATTTGAAGGACAAGAACAATCATTAATTTGTAAACTAATCTTAGGTCTTTTTCCTTTGACAATAACTTGACAATTCGTGCAAGTATGCCAAATATGGTCATTTTTACAATGACTGTGTCGGAAAAAATCTCTTCCAACTAAGGTAGGTAATTCATTGCATATTGGGCAAACATTATCAGGCCAACTCATTTGTTACTCCATATTGTTCAAATATTTTCTTTTTCATAGTTTCACCAATTAACTCATGGCTTTTGATATCGAATTCAACACTTTCAATATACTCAGTAAGATCCATAATTCTTGTATGAATTTTTGAAAGAGGTAAGCCATTATATTCTTTACGATTACGAATTACGCATTCATTCTTTTGAGTAGTTAAAATATCAAGATTTTCTTTAGCCCTATTTCTTAAAAGCTTAAGTAATTCTAATTCAAAAATATGCTCAACTCTATATTCACGCCACGCAGCCGTTGCTCTCATTTTTGCAATCTTATTTAAAAGCCATTTCATAATCTTCACTCATCACTACCAAAAGAAATATTAAAAGTAATATGATAGAAAAACCATATCAATCTAATTACTAATGATATCGAAAGTCCTCCAATAAAAAATATTCCCGTATACCAGACATAACTAAAATTTTCTTCTTTGTATTCTAAAAACATTATAAAAATCCAGAGAAGTATTACTGTGAATTCACCTGCAATATTTTTAAAATTAAAAGCTACTTTATCACCATCTTTAATTAACTTTGCAAATTCTTGATCGTTCATTATTTAGTCTCTCTACCATCTTTACAAGTTTGGATTGCAGAAAGAATATTTGCTAAAGTAACATCACGATCACCCATTGCCATATTCCATGCTTTACGACCAAGAATATATGATCCGCTGATTACTAGAATCCACAGTGCAATTTTATAGATAAAGCGACCAACGTATTTGATGATAAAGAAGAGTGCTAAGAACAATACTATTAGCGTTTCCATGTGTTCATTAACAAGTCGTGATATCATTTTTTAACCCCTTTCAGTTAATTATAATTCCATTTGTATTATAATATAACCTCAAAGATTAAAAAGTAAAAACAACTTTTTTATTAATTTAAACACATTAATTCTTGGATGATTTTTCTTCTTGTGTTTTGAAAAATAATTTACCGAGCCATGTTCTTTTACCAAATAATGTGGAGTATATTTCTCTTATCTTAACTTCATGTTTCATCAGAAGATCATGATCTTCTGCTTCTAATTCAGTTGATTTTGTAAATCGAAGCTTAAGTTCTGCAAGCTCTTTTTCTAGCTCAGCAATTTTTTCATCACGTGGATCTATATCAGAATTTTCAAGTTCTATTTTATCTTTTTCTGTTGTCATAATACTTCAATGACTTTTAATTTTTGAAGTTGTTCCATCAGATTACTAGCGGCGTCATTATGATATGAGATTGAAGTAATTGCTACATTGCGAAAATTTCGCTCTTTTGATTTTTCTACAACTTCTGCAATTCTTGTTTCACGTTGATGAATTTCTTCTTCCAACCATTCAATTTTTTCACCGTATGTAATTTCAAAACCGATGCTACTATAGTAAACTTCATCTCTGTTATATCTTTTATAATCATCGATTTGAAGTTGTAGCTTTAGAATCTCAGTATTTATATCTTTGATATAATCTTCTATGTTTATTTCTTCGATTTCATCATCTGAACTATAACTTTCAGATATCATCTTTACAAACAATTCCCAACTATCAACCCCGCATTTATCGCATTTACAATTTCCACCAGTTAAAATAATGAAACTTGAAGATGAACTATTACTTACAAATCCTGTTCTAGTTTTCATTTTAATCACCAAGTTTCTTATAAATCATAATACATAAAATAATTGGAGTTGTAAATACCCATGCAATTGGACCTCCAACTAACCAGAAAAACACATATTGTTTCCAATTGGGTTGGTTATATTGACCAAAAGAAGTAGCAAAGTTTATAATAAACATTATACCACTTGTAATTCCCCAAGCTAAAATAATATAAAGAACAAATTCCATTATACAATTCCCGCGTATTCTTCAGCCAATTCCCATAGGTCTTGATTAAGTGATACTGATTTATCAATTGACTTAATAGCTCTGGAACGTCGCCCATTAAGATCAATACCACCTTTCATAAGATTTTCTTGGATAACATTAAAGACTGACCAAACGTCATTTCCATTATCTTCATTACGACGAGGATGAATGATTTCAGTTGGTTCAAATTTTTTCCAACCTCTAACTTCTCCAGCTCTTTCAGCGAATTCTAATTTCTGTTTTTCTTGTAAAACAGTTGATGTCATTTCATCAATGTGTTTAGAAATCATTGTAGTATTGTCAGCAAGGTTAGCTACGATTTCCAAGACTTTTTCAGCTTGATAACCAACATGAGTAATCTTTTTAGATTCAAAAGTCTTATCAGCAATTACTAAACCATTTGAACAAATCAAACGAAATAGACCAGCCAAGAATTCAAATGATGTAAATCCTGCATGTGAATTTTTAACTACCAATTCAACATGAGTATCATTAATTTTAGGAAGTTGTCGAGCATTTCTTAGACGAACCATATGTCCTTGAAAACCTCTATACTGATCAAGACGAGTATGACTTTCAGAAGCACTAACAGGATGCCATCCAGCATCAGTTAAAGTATCAATAACATTCATTGTGGAGATAAATTTATATCGTCCTTTAACTCTTTCATGAGGTTCATCAGTCCAAATAGATTTAACATTTTCAAATGATTTCGGAAGAATTGTTCCATTCGGTCTTTCTAATGAGATTTCCATGTTGGTACTCCTTTAATTGTTAAAATAAAATAACATGAAAAATTTATGTGTATAGTTATTTTTAACCAGATATTGACGAATTATTAAATGCGATGTTACTACTTAAACATGGAGTATGTGTAGTAGGAACAGGGTTATTCAAATATTCTTCGATATTATCCATTGTTTTTGGAATATTAAGAATTTCTTTTGAAATCATCTCAATAATTCTGTTTGCCATTTTTGCTGGGATAGTTCCTTGAATACTAACGTCACCATCTGGAGATGTCATACCAAAATTGATATTAACATTTTTCTCTGGTGCAATTTTTACACTATTATAAATTTGTTTTTGACTTTCTTCGCTTGCAGCTTTTTCACATTTTTTAATGATGTCAACATATTTAGCTACAATTTTAGCACATGTTTTACAAATCTCTGCATCTACTGGAAGTTCATCAATACTTTTATTTCGAGGCATATCTTCATAATAATTTCCATAAACTCTACATATTGTTGCATCTGTACTATGTTTTCCGTTTCCATCATGTGTATGAATATGCCATTTTCCGCCAACAGTATTTTGTAAAAAACGAATATCTTCTGTATCAAGATAGTCGCCAAAACGATACTGACCTTTTAATTTAATAATCATCCTATTGCCTCTGTGTTTTCATAGTCTGCCCATCCACGATTTTCATGTACACCAGGTACTAAATCATATGGATCAAGTAAACCATCTCTAATTAATTGTAAACGTCTATGATAAAGTATCAAGTAAACTGCTGCAGCCAAATTGGTACAATGTTCTGTTTCCATTACTACAAATCTGTGACAATGACGAAGATATTTTTGATCAATACTTCCATCTTCAGGTCCAAATACATATAATGGATTTTCAGGGTGTTCGAATTGTGAAAGCGGAATTGCATTTTCACGTACTTCAATTGCAACTGGTGTACATTTAGGGAAGTGATCAAACGGTTTATCGTATTGACGCATCTCAACATCCATATAACCTTTCATACGTTCTTCTCTTGGAAGTCTTTGTCCTTCTTCAAGACGAACTCGATTACCTGTCCACCATAATTGTTTAGCACCAAGACATGAACATGCACGCAAAGCTGCTGAAACATTTCGATCATATTTTGGATTAATCAAACATACTGCCGGCGCTACACCTTGTGGCGGCATGTTTTTCCCAACTGTAAAAGTTCTTGTTGTCATAAACTTTTAATAACCTTTTCAATTATACTTGGAGTAACTGGGTAATCATTAAATTCAAGACTATCTTTAAAAATAGGAACTTTACTATCAGCTTTCCAAATTACTACTGTTGGAAGTGTAGGTAGAAATACTTCAGTATTTTCTTTAACCATCCATTTATATGCGATATCATTAACAACAATATCTCTTGTTTTCTTTTTCATTCTTCATCTCTTGTAAAACGTTTCATAATAATCCAGCTCTTAGCACCGATCTTAACATTCTTTCTAAGAAGTTTATCAACATCGGTTGGAGTCATTAGAAATGTTTCAATATTTTCACCAGGTTCTTGATACTTATTAGTTGGTGTACCACTACATTTAACCCAAACCATTGAAATACTTTCATCAGTCATACCAGCTGAGTTATAAACTGGAGGGGAAACCATGATAACTTCATCAAGTTCAAGACCAGTTTCTTCATGCAATTCACGCATTGCAGTTTTAAGAACTGGTTCATTATCATCAATAAGACCAGCAGGGAATCCCCATTCATAACCTTCAAGAGCAGGGCGAAATTCCTTGGTAATAACTAATGTTTTCTTACCATTTTCATCGTAATGATAAGGAATAATCATGACAGCAGCACAATCATTATTTCGCTGAGCCAAAACCCATTTCTGTTCTTCATTATCTTTATTAAGATATGTACGTTCAACAAGTTTTAGCCAACGTGTTTCATGTAGAATTTTATCACCAAGGATTTTCATTTTGTTAATTACCTTTTGTTTTATTATATTCACGTAGTTTACGTGGTTTAACCAAACCTTTAAATTTCAAAACAAGAATTGTATAGATGATAATAAGATCATCACGTAGATTCTCATCAGATAGTACATCCCAATTTGTAATTGGAATTTTAAGAGTTACATGTACTCCATCTTTCTTACGTGGAGCTGGCATGATATTCAATTGATAACCTTTATAAAGAGGAGTATTAAGCAAACCCTTGCTATTAAGATAAATAGCAATCTCTTTAAAAGATAAATTCTTTCCATCGGTTTTCAAACCAATTTCAATGTCATTTTCATGAACATCCATCCAAATGGATGCTTTCTTGGAAGTGTGAATTCCACCATAATTGCGTTCATTTTTCCATTTGAAGAATTCAACTTTCTTCTCCATGAATTTAAAGAGTGATTTTACTCTTTTGTCTGCGGAATGATACATGTGGTATCTCCTTTTTATTTGTTAACGGTTACTAAAAATCACCACCATTCTTGATAAATGCTTTAATACAATTTTCGATATCATCAAGACTTATAGAATCAATAATAAGATCAGCAATATGATCATTACTAAATTCTTTTTGTTCAATCATAGTACAAAGTCTTCCAATTATCTTTTTATCAGAATCACCACGTTTCTTCATGAATCCAACTAAATCACGTGGGGGAGCCTTCAAATATATTACTCGAACATCCATAAACATACGTTTCATTATTGAACAACCTAGAGCATTCAATATAACGTAGTGGTCTTTACCAGTATCAAGTGCATCTTGAACATGTTCTGTTTGAAGACCATACCAGTCTTTATCATATTCTATACGTTCAAGAAGATCAAGCTCAAAGAAAGTATCTTGATCTACATAATGATAAGTTTTACCAGGAATCTCACCTTCACGCACTTCTCGCGTTGTAGTACTTATAATTTGTGGAAGTCCTAATCTTAATGCAACTGTGGTTTTTCCAACACCACTAGGGCCGAGTATACAATAAATCATTAATATTTCCTACCATTCAATATCATGACCATAACCGCCAGTATATTCGCACATATCTTCAATAATTTGACGAATAATAAATGGCATGCCATTATCATAAGTATCATAAACTGCAACACCATCTTTATGATTTTCAACATCAAACATAGCTACATCATCTTTAAGCTGTGTTGCAATATCTTCGTAAATAGTATTTTGACTAAGCTTAGACATACCATTAAGAATTTCAATGAAACTCTCTTTAACTTCTTCAGCAGATAAAGTTGTACTAAGAATAAAACTTGAAGATGAACTATTACTTACAAATCCGGTTCTAGTTTTCATATTATTTTTCCAAAGCAATTTGTAGACGTAAAACATCAGGGCCGATGTGAAGATCGTCTTTTTGTGTTGTTACATGTTTAACAGGCTTTCCAAAATCAGGAATGAATGTTGGTTGTTGATCTAAGATATCAATCGCGATATCACAATATAGAGTTGCAGCTCCAGCAGGTTTTTCTGGATCATGGCGCCAAGTTATACCACATATTGTGTTTCCACCGCGCCGTAGTTCATCCGCTATCTGATATGCTGTAGCGCCGCAATCTACGTCATAATATTTAATTTCATCTTGAAAAAAGCTTTCGTAAAAGTTATCAAAGTATTGTTTCCAATCATTGATATGTTCCATTGGAATATAAATAACTTCATTTCGATCTGTTACTATAATAAGATTATCGTTTTCTATGGAGAATCTTTCAACTAATCCTTCATCAATAATAATGTTATCATCGAATTGAAGTTCTTTAGCAAGCAATAAATTTTCTCTACATTTTTTACGACAAAATTGAATGATACTATTAACAACTTTTCCAATATGTTGTTCAAGATCGTAATAAGAAATAATATCATCTCTTAGATTTCTCATTTATTCCTCCAAATATATAACCTCTACTTATAATAATATAACATAGATTATTAACAAGTATAATTAACTTTAAAAAAATTATAATCCACCTAAACTACAAATTTCACAAATAATATAGATAGTATATCCAGCAAAACCTGTTACTGCAATCCAACCGATTAATTCTATTTTTGATACTTGAAATATTTTAGAGCTATAAGATTTAATATTCTCTGTTATTTCATTGACATCATTAATTTT